AGACTGTTCGCCATGCAGGATAAGCAGTATGCTGCTTTCCAAGCCAAACTGACACCGGGAGTGCCTTTGGAAAGTTTCATAGGCATTCGTATTCCTATGCTCCGGAAGTTCGCAAAAGAATTTACAAATGAGTCAGAATGCAAAGATTTCCTTCATCAGCTTCCTCACGAATACTACGACGAGAACATGCTTCACGGTCTCCTCATTTCAGAGGTGAAGGACTACGAGGAATGCATTCGTCTTACAGACAGTTTCCTGCCTTTCGTGGACAACTGGGCAGTGTGCGACATCATGTCTCCGAAGGTGTTTGCCAAACACAAGAAGGAACTGTTGGCGAAGATTACGGCTTGGAGTAAATCATTACACATCTATACTTGTCGCTTTGGTATAGAGATACTTATGTCTCATTACCTGGATAAAGACTTCAAGGCAGAATATCTTGAAATTCCTGCATCAGTAAGGAGCGAAGAGTATTACGTAAAGATGATGGTAGCCTGGTTCTTCGCTACCGCCCTTGCCAAGCAATGGGACCAGGCGATTCCCTACATCGAGCAAAATCGCCTTGCTCCCTGGACGCACAACAAGACCATCCAGAAGGCCATCGAGAGCTACAGAATCACGCCCGAGCAGAAGAAATATCTGCGGACATTGAAGATAAAATAATTATGACACAAAATACATCTACATATTACGTTTGGATAGGTGGCTCATGTGATTATGGCCATAAAGAGCGAGCTGGTGGTGCTGCCGTAGTAATTGAGCATAACAGCAACATCATCAGCCGTGATGTAATCAGCGACCTACACACCACTGAGTTCCGCATGATGCTTACCCTCATGGTGAAGGTAATGCAGGAAATACCGGAAGGTTCCGACATTCTCTTCCTGACCAATGCCGCCTATATTCAGAACTTTGACAAGACTCCAACGGCTAAATCGGCAAATCCAGACTTGATCATTCAATGCATCGAGGAAAAGAAAAGACACAACTCAGTAGGAGTCAAGATTGTGCAATATCACAAAAGCCCTTTGCTGATAGAAACCCATGACATGGCTACGGCAGCAATGGCTAAGACAAGAAAAGAGTTTCATCAGAAAAACAAATAAATGTTTAGGGGCGTTTTCCGGTCATTAAGGTCACGGTCATTAAGGTCATTAAGGATTTTAACTTCTCTATTCTGATAACACATTAGCGCTTTTTGATAACACATTTGTAATACACATGGATGATTTCTCAATACGTCAAATTCATAACATATTGATTAACAGCTATTTACAAAAAGAGTACATAAAAGAGGAATAAGTGATAAAATATATTTAAAAACAAAAAGAACAACAGAGATAAGTACCTATGAATAAGCAACTTACTACTATTGTTCTCTCACGCTATTTTGTACAAATAAGTTTCATTTTGCTTATTATAGTGATTCCGTTGGGGTCACAACCAATTTCTCACAAATCTGTCTATATCAGCCACTTATCTTTCAGGTGCAAAGATAGTGATAACATTTTTATAACACAAATTTTTAATTACTTTTTAACTATATTTTGCAAAAGTTGAAATTTGGCGGTTTCAAATACTTTTCTTACTTTTGCACTCGTCAATACAGATTTTCGCCCTCTATCTTGTTGATACAACATTTGTGAAACTTCAATACTTTCAATAGGTATTACAATATAGGGGATTGATTAAGCCGTTAGAAGAGGGTCGGTTTTTTCTTTCCCCAATTTTTGTTTGCTATGCAGTATATAAACGCCACCATAGAACTCCTTAAGACATACTCTTCGAGCAAGAGGATGAAGGAACTTCTTGCGCTGGCGATATGGTTCAAAATGCAGCATAGCAATTCCGTGATTTGGAACGTAACAGAATACAAATTGCGCAAAGGATTACGTATTGGAAAGGTAAAAGCTGAAAGACTTATTCGAGACATGAAAGATAGCGACCTGTTTACCATAGATGGCAATAAGGTTGTTGTCTCCTCTTTCCGTGACCATACAACAAAGTGGACTCGGAAGAACAAAGAGTATCATGGAGCAATGGTCTGCAAGTTCGAAGTGAAGGAGTACACGATGAAGGAACTCTACAATCTCATTAACGAGAAACTTTTTGTCTATCCGATTTGTGCTGCCGAGCACAAGGACTGTTGCATGAAAGCATCTGATGATGGAAAAGTCGGTGCCAAAGGTAAGGCTATCACGATAGGGCAGTTTAAAAAGGCGATCAATATGAGTAGTGGTGCTGTTTCTAAGTTGAAGAAGAAACTGATAGGAGAAGGGAAAATAAGTTCCACTCTTGCAGAAAAGCACTCCTTTGATGTTAGAAACGAAGAAGAGACGAAAAGGACATTAAAGAGGACTGGCAAGAAGAAAGCCGACTTTATTGTTGGCACGCTCGGTTTCATAGTCCTTGCATGTTCTTACTCAATTACCGACAGAATGGTTTCTGATGGATTCAGACATCTTATCTACGGCAAGCAAAATGAAAAGGTGATACAGAAGGACATGAGTTTTGGAGGAATTCCTGATGGATTCTTCTGTTAAACTCTTCTGTGTTCATTTGTGGAACCTACATTGAAAGAAAGAAAATTATAATAATTGAAAGTTATGAAGAATGAAACAAAATTAAACAGAGTAAAGGAGTTTCTTGATGGAAACAATATCAAGTACGTTACTCCTAAGAATGCCGGAAAGAAAGGTCATAGTGACTTATTTCTGCCTTCATTCAGAATCTACATCAAACTTCAAGGTGAAGATGATGAGTTGTTCTATAAAACCCACCACATAGGTGTGCATCCTATCTTCATCCGTGATAGTGAAACTCCTAAGTTTGTTCTTGAGAAGGTACAAAACACCATCATCAAGATAATGCAGAAGAAACAGGCAGCATTTGAGAAACGTAAAAAGAAGTCGTCGAACTAAAATTTATAGCGTATGAAAGAAGAAGATTTAACGAAAGCTATTCAGCTGAAGGCACTACTTGATAGTGAAAGAGAACTCTTGAAGTTCGCAAATCACCCGTCTGTGGATTTAAGAGTTAATCTTGAAGAAAGGTGCGACCACGGACGTATTCTTAACATAGAATACCTTCTCGGTGATAATATTATCGAAGGACTGAAAGCGATGGTTATCGCCAACATCGAGGGGAGAATTAATGACTTACAGGAACAATTAGAAAAGTTGTAGGCTTATGGGAAGTTTTATAAAAGAACGTCTTATTTATGCATACTGCTGGACGCATTCGACAGGTAGATGTAAGGATTGCACTTGTGTTTGCACCTTCAAGAAATGTAAGGACTTCGTAAATTCTTTTTGGAAGATACACCGCTACAGGCATTATCACAAGGCAAAAGCGAAATATCCAACTACGCTTGCTGAGTTCAGAAAAAGAGTTCGACGTTAAAATTTATAGCTTATGGAAGTTGAAAGATATTATTATGCAGTAGCATCCTTCATGCGCAAGGATGACAAGATTAGCGTTAGTTCGGTTACGTGTAGCGTTAGAGGGGAAGAAAAGGATACTAAGTTCTATCCTCTCATGAACATCCTCACGGACGTGGAAGAGAAGTTCAAGGATGATATTGTTAGCGGAACAGTAGTCATTCAGAGTGTTATTGAAATTAGTAAACAGGACTATGATGCTTATAATGAACGCATCGCTAAGATGAAAGAGAAGAATGGAAAGGTTGACAAAGGTAATGGATAAGTACTTGAAGGAAGCTGTCGCTGATTGGGATAAGAAGTCAGTTCTGACCCTCGTTGTCAGCAAGGAATGGTTCGATATGATAGTATCGGGCGAAAAGACCGAAGAATATCGGGAGATTAAGCCGTATTGGGCATCCCGACTTGTAAACCAGCAAGCCGAAGGCGGCGAAGTGCTTTTTGATGAGTACGGCGGTTATTGTTGTGTGATAGGTGAGCCGGAATACAAGCCATTCACCCACGTTCTATTCAGCAACGGCTACCGCAAGGATAGTCCACGTATCGAAAAGGAGATTGAGAGTATCACCATCGGAAAGCCTCAGAAAGGCTTATGCCCCGACAAATGGCTTGATACTGAGTTTTTTATCATTAGATTCAAGTAGCGTATGACAAATGAGGAATTTTTCTATGCTCATCTAGGTGAGCGAGTTCTTTATAAAGGTAAGGATATTGTGGCATACGTGGCAGGGTATGTAGAAGAAAAGTATATCATCTTAGGTTTTGATGATTATACAGGCTGCATTCTGTACTTCACATCTAAGGTGTATAAAACGCTTGGTAAAACATATAAATCATACCGATTCGCAAAGTTGAAGTATTTGAAAGTAATAGAACAATAGTTATGAAAAAGGAAGATAGAATCAAGGTTTGGGAGAAGTACGGCCATCATTGCGCATACTGCGGAAAAGAAATAAAGTTCGAAGATATGCAAGTAGACCATTTCGTTCCTAAGAATCGTGGCGGTTACCCTCGTTGGAGTGATAAGGAAGGTAAGTATATCGTTTCTCATGGTGAGGATAGTATGGAGAATTACATGCCTTCTTGCCGAGCCTGTAACTTTAGAAAGCGGGATATGAATATCGAACAATTCCGTGAATCTATAAGAGAACAGGCTGAAGGTTTGCTTAGAGGTGCTGCAAAGTTCCAAGTAAGTATGAGTATCGCTTATGGTCTGCTTACTCCTTCTTTCGATAAGCCTATCGTATTCTATTTTGAGGAATGTATAAATTACAAAGATAGACTTACGAAATACATTCAAGGAAGGCTGTCAGAATTATCCGATGTTGACGATTATGAACCAAACAAGTTAGCGTTAACTAATCTGTTGTGGTTTCTTGATAAGGTAACCAGTAATGAAGTGATTGTCGCAAAGCTTAAAATAATGTCTGATGCAGACACGAAACGAAAGAAATACCTTTCTAGGTATGATGGTAACGAATCGTTATACGATGATGAATATTCCAAGGCGGTAAGCACTATCGCCAAGGAGTGCTTGAAATATTTACAGAACAAAAAAGAAGTAGCGTATGACTAGTATTAGAAAAGCTAAAAAGCAAATGAAGAAGGCTCGTCCGTATTGGGAAAGTCAAGGTTACAGGTTTAGGCGCAAGGCTAAGATAATCAGGTATTCGTTGAAGTCTTTTCTTGGTGGTTATAGCACTAAATGGATATACTACTGCTTTGTTAATATGGATGGGCGAATACAAAATTACTTTCCTATCCGGACAAAGTCAAGAAGAAAGCGAGGTAAGCATGAGAAGACTACTCTGTAAGAAAGTGTATAAGGTGGAACGTCTTTGGTGTTATAGCAGATACTATACTGCCAATATCACAGGATTGTTGTACGTGGAAACGAGAAAATTCTTGTGGTGGGAATTATCACCAATCCTATACATAGAAGTAAAAGTTCCATATATAGACGAACCATTTTACGATGGTGAGTATGGTACGAATAATCGCCTTTCATCCCTCGAAGTCCAAATGAGGGCAGAAATGGAAGTTGTCAAAGATAAATTCCAAAGAAGATTAGACAGACTTATCAAACGAAAAAGCAGAGCCTAGTGCTCTGCTTTTCCCTTATCTTCACGTTCTCGTTTCTCGGCTATAGCCTGTCTGATCCATTCGCCTTTGTTGCGTCTTAGGGATTCGCAAAACTCAAACGTTTCTTCGTTTACATGCGTCACAACCCTATAGATGAGGGCAGCTGCGCCCTTGCTCGGTGCTCCGGCTCGCTCTCTACGGCCACCCCACCCTGGATGCTGACTGACCTTGCATTGCTGAACCTTGCCCTTGCTATTGATGCGGAACTTCATTTTCAGCCGGTCATTTACCCAAACTTCAGCAATTACCGCATCGGGCGTCTGCTGAAGGGTAGATTTGGCTATGCCGATAAGATAGGATTTATCCTTGAAGAAGATCTCTGTCTCATCGAGTATCGCCCAATCATCGTAGATTATGATTCTTGCCCTTTCCATATCCTCAACCTAATATTGCCATCAGTATCGTGAATAAGAAGATAAAGAGCACGAACCATTCCTGTTTGCTCATAGCTTAACCTCCTTTCTTCTTCTCTTGCGATGATAAATTTGAAGTGCTTTCACAACTCTGTGGTCTTCTTTCCAACCAAAAGAAGCTTTAATCACTCGTTTCGTCCAATATCGTTTCTTCTTTTCTGAACCTAGAAGTATCTTCTTTGCTAGTCTTACTTTCATTTCTCCCCTCCTTCCTCGATTACTCCTATCGGTTTGATGTCGTTCACACTTTCATCCTCGGTGAAGAAGGAAACCTTCATCGTGTCGCTCACGTAGGCCATGGCCACAACATCTTCATGCGCGTTCTTGATGATACAGATGTCTCCTCTTACCTCGTTCTGCATTTTCAGATACTTCACGGCTGCATCCTTCACCACCAAAGGATTCATTTTCTTTGTAAACATCTCCCCCGACTGAGGGAAGACGAAGATAAATTCTTGTTTTTTCATACTGCTATCTGTTTTTGTCTTGTTTGAAATCTGATGAATATGCTGCGTGTGTCTACATCGAAGTAGGCGTCTTTCTGCTCGTTAAAGCTGACCCAACCTTCTTTCCTGTACTTCACGCCATTAGTCTGCATAAGGGCGTTGCAAATGGTATCACTCCACTTGTACGTATGGGCAAACTGCTCTTTGCGTTCTATTACGATACAGGTTCCTAAGAAAACTACTTCTGTTACTTCACCATCAACATAACCACAATAGTTCTGTTTTTCCTCGCTAATATTGCTTGCACAATTCTTGCCGAAGATACGTGAGAGGGCAACTTCCATCGTTCCCTCATCAATCAATTCTAATTTGTTTCTTGCCATATTAATCTAATTCACTTTCTGTTATCAACAACTCATCAAACATAATACTATCCTTGCATGAGCAGCTCCATGATGATTCGTCCTTGTCTTCGGACACTTCATAGTTATCGGGATATTCCTCCTTGTAGAAGTCTAGGATATTATCCTCCTCTTCTGCCATCCGCTCCTTGGCTGCGGTCTTGGTGGAGTAAACTCCGATAACATTAACGCCCGAATAATCTTGATTGTCTGCTCCGTGCTTAATCAACACAAATACTTTCTGTTTCTTCATCTTACTCGCCCTCCTTCTCTTCTACATCAAATATAACACTTTCCAACTCGCCATTCTCCAAACAACCCAAATCGTACAAACGTCTTGCGGTATTCTCTGCGTCTTCGGATGATGCAGCGTCTAGCGTTACCTTGTAGGTAATTTTCTCAACGATTTCTACTACATACCTTTTCATAATCAAATCCTTTCTTTAAAAATTAATACTTGGTGGACGGATGGTACGTTGCAACCATCTGTAGCGGCTTGAATACCGCATTCGCCCTATATATAAAACAACAACAACTTCTATTTTATCTTCTCAAGACAAGTGCTCTTGTCCACGCTTACATCTCCTCTACAATATCTTCAAAACTCTTCTTCTTAATCTCCATGGAAATCAGACTTGCTATGTCTAAGACTTTCGTTTCCTCGTACTCTCTGGACGTATCGTCATGGATATATATACAGAAACTATCTATCTCGTATCTGTCGCTATTGAACAGAGTATAGCTTGATGTAGGAAATCGGAAAATGATTCTGCTCCAATCCTTTTTATCCAACAGATTTTTAACAACAGAATTAATCATACTCAAAATGGTTTGTGAGGGAGATTTCTCTCCCTCGGGTTAAACTTACTCCTTCAACAGACTTTCTACAAGTTCTTCCTTTGTGGAGAAGACGTCTGTACCATAGGTGTATACATAATCATGTTTTAATAAAAGTTTGCAACACTCCTTGTCTTTGTCTTCTCTCTTCTCAAGAACGATGCGAGAAATCGTCTTCTCAGCTATCTTGTTATCACGCAATAGGAAAACCTGTTGGCCAACATAGAAGTTGGTTTTAAGATTTGTCTTTGCTCGTTCCTGTACTTCCCAATCAGACGATAATTCCATACATGCGTACACTTCCTTGCCTTTTGAGAGGTCTTCGGTGATGTGCTCGAAGATTTCCTGTTCTGTTGGCTCTCGCTCTTCTCCGGTCTCTTCATCATCGATGGTGTAAATACTATATTCCCAACCTTCCTTGTCTACAAGTTTGAGTCCGGCTGCCTGCGCCTTTACTACTTCTTGTATGGTGTTAATCTCAACTCCTACAAAATTGTCACTCAATCTAACTGCCTTAGTTGTCTTCATAATTTTATCTCCTATAATTTAAATTTGTTACTTGTTATTGTTAATCATTCTTGCATCATAAGTTCTGCCGATAATCTCGTCTATCTTTGCTTGCTGCTGATAATCTGTGCAGTCGGCAAAGTTCTCCTGTCCCTCATAGAAACGTGCTGCATTCTTCAGCTCATGGAGTGTTGCTTGGGTGTAGTCCTTGTTAGGATCAACTTGCCTAAGGTTCTCACATGTCTTGCAATACTCGATGAAGTCTACAAGCAAAGATTTCTCCTCGCTCTTGCTCTGCTGCGCTCCCATGAGTGGTAGGGCAACTATCGTTGCCACTATCAAAACTATCTTAATTCTCTTTTTCATATTGTTACTGATTTATTTTCTTGTTTATCTCTTTAATTGTATTGTATGTCTTTGGAAACAACTCCAAATGTGCTGCCATGAAGACTGCGCACCCAACTGCCTTTGCATAGGCTGCTGTTGTTGTTTGGTAGAGTAACGCTCTGATTGCGTCATACTCCTCGTCTGTAAGTTCTAACTTAACCATATTACTCGTCCTCCATATCTTTTGCTGCTCTCAGTCTGTAGCCTGTAAGACTGCCAAATAAGAAAATTAATACATAAATTGTGATGTCCATAACTTAAACCTCCTTAATATCTTAAAATCTTTTTGATTACTGCGGCTGCGAGAACATCGTTAGCGGTTATAGGTCTCGGCTCTGTTATGCTTTCTGCCCATGCTGCACCGCCAAAATACCAATGTTCTTTTCTCCATTCCTCACAAAACTTCTCAGCCTCCCAACGTGTAGGAAACTCCTTTTCTCTCATTTCCGAGTGCGGTCTGCTGCCATACTCGTAATGTGCAATGTGATGTACTTTCATATCAATTTCCTTTCTTTTAATTGTTATACTTGTGCGGTCTCACGGCTTGAACGTGATGTGCTCCTCTATTCGCTGACCGCTCCATGGTTACTTCTTGCCAAAGTTGAAGATTCTAACGAACTGATAGAAGGTTTTGTGTCCTACAAGGTGAAACAAGTCTTCAAAGATGTACTCCTTGCATTCCTTTGTTCCTTCTCTGTACACATCTTGCATCTGCTTTGCGGTCATATAACCGCTAGTAAGCCATTCGAAGAATAATGCCCCTAAACTCTCGTAGGCGTTGTTCTTGTCATAGAACTTCTTCTGCTGCTCGTAAGTTTTGTTCTTTCTCATATTCTTATCTCCTATCTTTAAGATTCTATACCATTTAATTTAAGGGCGATTGCCTTTAAGTTCTCAATTCTCTGTTGTGCATTCGGTGTGAGTTCCGCACCACAAATAAGAACTGCTTGTGAAAGGTTCATTACCTTATCGTATATAGCGAGAGTGATGCTTGAAATCTCATCGCTCGTAAGTGTTATTGTCTTGTCCATTGCCTTAATTGTTTAATGGTTTATTACTCTTTCCACCAATCGGAAACGTCACTTCTCTTAAGATGTCTCATTTCCAAAAACTCTTTGAGGGTGCTGCAATATGTGTTCATAGAATAGCAATCGCCCTTTAATATAACATGAACTTCTTTAGCCATAGTCTATATGTTTTTAAAAGTTATCTATTCAAATGGTTCAGAGTCCAAACCTCCACAACCCACTCATACCCTACATTGTTGCACTGGCTTTGGTTCATCCGTCTGATGTCCTCGGCTTGCTCCTCCGTAATGGGTTCGCAGTCCAACTTCATCAACTTCTTGATACTTGTTTCCTTGCTAGTCCCGATGTAAATCAATTCCATGCTCTCAATAGAGTTCCAAACGTCTGTTCGATAAAAAAGATATACTTCCATATTGTCTCATTTATTTTAGGCGTGGGGAGGGGCGTACGCCCCGTGGGGGCGCTGCCCCCTTATCTCCCCACATTGTTACTTACCATTCATTACTCATTTCATACACCCAATATAAACCTTCATGCTCTAAGGAGTACTCTTCTGCCTTTTCTCTTGTGTCGAATTGTGCGACAACTTCGGGTTTCCTGTCGGGTTCGCAAATGTAGTCTTTCACTACTATGTAGTCCTTCATGCACTTGCCTTCATCTTTGAACACTCCAAAGTATTGTTCGAAATCTTTGAACACAAGTACATCAACAAGTTTACCTCTGTACATTACAGGAAACTTCCCGATAAACGGATATTCTCCCCAAAACTCTTTGATGTACTCATCATTGTCTTCATATACTTGAGGTTGAACCTCATCTTCGTCTAAAATTACGTAACCTTCTTCGGTATATCGAAGGTCACAAATGTAATAATCTGCTAACTTTGCCATAGTCTTTAATATTTATAGTCGTACAACTGAGTGAGTACGTTATCGTACAGGTCTCTTGTCTTCTCAACGCTGCTATCCTTCCAATGAAATGGATTCTCGTTTGCAGTTCTTCTAATTATGTTGGCTAATACAATAGCATCAGCCTTTGTCAATTCTAATAAACACATCTTTGTTTGTTCCATTGTCGTTGTTGTTAAAATGTTCTACAATAAAGTGCAGGTGTACGTTTGCGCCCAACGTCTGCAAGTCTCATGCAGCCTAACTCCCTTCGTTTAACGTCCGTGGGTTGACGTGTTTCGATGTTTCTCTAGTCTAACACGACTAGCGTTTTTACATCTTCCGTGATGAGTGTTTGAGACTTCTTTGTCTTGCCTTTTTAACGACCAAAAATGCTAAACGAAACTGACGTTGTTCGCTACGCTTTGTTATAGCAGTTTATTCTGCTGCCTTTCCAGACTAATCTGTACTTTTATAGAGGTAGTTAAACGTGAAGTGCTAAACGTGCCATCGTTCCTCTTGAAATCAAACTAACTTGATTTCGAGTGCAAATGTAATGCTTTATTGTTACACTACCAAATTTTTAGGTAGTGTTTTAACACTTCAAGCCTATTTTTTAACACAATTAACATAACGTTACACTAAAATCTGTTTATTAGTGCTTTAATGTTACTTTTCTTCAAAAATTTGGTAGTATCAAAATATTTATGTAACTTTGCAGCCAATATTATAACATTACATTGGATATTTATGGATATAGCTAAGATAATAAAACGTAAGGGCTTTACACAAAAGCAAGTGTCTGACGCCCTCGGTATTAATAGGGTAAACCTAAATAATATGATTAATGGCAACCCAACGTATAAGACTATGCGTCAAGTTGCTGACGTGATAGGTGCGAACGTTAGTGAGTTCTTCGAGGATGAAGTAAAGAGACCTAACGAGGACTTTGCTAGCTATGTACGCTACAAGGGCATCCATTATACTGCCGATACATTGGAGGAGTTCTTTAGACAAGTTGACGAATTAAAGATTATAGCGAAATGAAAAAGTTCTTAAGTAAGGTTGGCACATTCTTAGGCGGTGTGCTTGGATTCTGCTTTGTTGCAGTTGTATTGGTGTACTCCTTCAAAAGCACGTTCTTCCATAGCGTGAACGAAGATTTTGAGCGCAAGCAAGAAGAATTAGACGCAAGAGAAGAAAAAGACTATCAAGAAACAATTGTTTGGGCAGATAGCAGTACAAAGTACTATCATCTTGACCAAAACTGCAAAGGTGTGCACGACCTGTATACAGATGAAATGTACCTGTATCAAGCCGAGCAAGAAGGTTACAAGCCTTGCAACTTCTGTTGGTGAGGGCGTCAGCCCAACAGGGCATGGGGAGGGCGCTTGCGCCCGTGGGGGCGCTGCCCCCTTATCTCCCCCGAGGATTCTTCACTCTCACCTACAAGAAGAACACACACCCAACAGAGAGAGAAAAGAGAGAGTACAGGGAGAGAAAACAATTTCCATAACTAGGAAAAAATATTTCTCCAACTAGAAAAATAGAAAAGAGAAGAAACCGCCTAAATCATCCTTCAACCTCATCATTTCTAGATGAGCGCATTATCTTGCACCAAACCATGAAATCTACGAAAAACCCACAAAATCGGCTCTAATCTGCCCAAAAATGGCTCTTAAACGGCTCAAAACTCACGAATTTGGGAGAAAACCCGACCAACTGCCAGAAAATCGCAAAAATCTTCAGAAATGAGCGAGTTTAGCGTTGATTGTGGGTGAAAATCATTCAAGAAGGCTGAATACGGCTAGTTAAAGTTTGCTAACGAACTCCTTGCGTGCGTGCGTACCTATTAATGCAAACACTCTTTTTTGTTTGCAAATAATCTTCTTTTATGAAATAAGAACTTTCTTTACATCTTGCTTTTATTCTCCCTTGGGAGTGATTGAAACTAACTTGCTTATTATTAATCACTTGTCTTTTCTTTACAATAATCACGTATGTTTACAAAATGGGGCTTCTAGAGGGCGAAGAGGGAGGAGGAAAAGGGGTGATTTGCGCCCCGAGAAAGAAATTGGTGGGATTTGGGGCGATTTTGACCGATGTTGGAACACGGCAAAACGAACCTTCAAATATTATATATTTGCCCTCGAAACATCAAATAATTGCAATTATGACGGAAATATTATCAAAAATCCCAAAGCATTTGACCTCTTGCCCTGTACTCACGGACAAAAAGGAGTGGATATTGGGTGCTGCTGCCTTGGCGGGCGGTGTTGCATCCTCTCTCTTCGGTGCTAACAAGGCTAAGAAGGCAGCTAGAAGGGCAGCAGCCGAGAACAAGTACAGAACGAACGCTGAGAAGGCATGGTACGACAAGAACTACAACACGGACTACCTCGACACGAAAGCGGGTCAGAACCTCATGAGGAGGGCAAAGGAAGTACAGGACGAGTATGTTCGCAAGGCTGATGGTGCTGCTGCCGTTGGCGGTGGAACTGCCGCAAGTGTAGCGATGGCGAAGGAAGCAGCTAACAAGGCTATGGGCGACACGATAGCCAACGTAGCGGCACAGGACACGGCTCGCAAGCAGCATGTGGAGGATGCTCACCTTCAGAACACTCAGCAGTTGTCTAGAGAGCGTCAGCAAATCGAGCAGCAGAAGGCGCAGAACACTAGCGATGCGGCTCAAAATGCGTCAAATGCTATGTTCAATTTCGGTGTGAACCAATTGGGGTCACAACTCGAAGGGGCTAAATCGGTGAAAACCAACACTTTAGGCTCAAACGGAAAGCCAATTGGTAACACAATTGTAACACAACAAGACCGAACCGCTCATTCTGCTGCTACTGACCACTTGGCTGAGAGCATGATGTCTCCCGAGGAGAAGAACCAATACCGCTTGAAGAAGGCAGTCGGCTTGTCGGGGCTTGGGTAGCAGCTAGAAGGTGGAGCGGACGAGCTACAGGTAAGGACGGCAAGGCAAGGTGGACGAGGCGTAACAGGCTACCCCAAGACCCCCACCCCCTTTGACCACCGTTGCAAATTATAGTAGAATAATACAAATAAAGAAATTCTGCCTCCCACCACCCCCTTTTTCTGGATTTCGGTTTTCCGATTTTCCCCACCCCTGAATTTTCTGGAAGTGTTAAAATGATTAAACATAAATAATATGGAAGTAAAGATAGGAAAAGGTCTTTTGTCTCAGATTGAGAAGCCATTCGAGTCTAGCAATAATAAGATAACGTTAGATGATTTAGTGAAGTTTCTAAAAGAAATGGACGAGCAGTATAACCATAAAGTAAATACTGAACGTGAGTATTACGCTCGGTTGATACGTAAGGATGGAAAAGTCCGAAATGTGCTAGTGGTAGAAAATAAGAAGGAAGCTGAGGCGTGGAATCCTAAATTCTACTATTACAAAGAGACAGATAACGGCATTATTCCTGCATCATACGACGATATTATAAACCAGTTTTCAAAACATTAAAACAAAAGATTATGACATTAGAAGAAGCAAAGAAGATATTGGAGAAAGAAGGTTTCCACTTGGTTTTGGCGAAGAAAGTCATATACCAGAATGGTGCGATAAGAGAATTTGAGAAGCCAGAAGTTTGCGAAGCCATAAAGGTTGCCAATGCAAATAGATGGACTGTTGGCTTGTCTCCTACAGAATGGGATGAGCGAGAAGCCCGCTTGAAGAAGGAGTATGGAAAGAACACCAAGACTCCTGTTGAAGAGCAGCCAGAGGGAAATAAAGTTATCATTTACCCTTCAACCTCTCCAAAAGATGATTTTTACTACAAACATGTTCTTAATGAAGGGAACCCTGCCCTTGAGGAAGCAGCCTCCCAGTTCAACGATGCCTTGTTGGATGATCAGTCGAAGAAGATTAAGCGTCTCACTGAAAAGATTACCCGACTGAACAAGATCATCCACAAGAAGAACATGAAGATTGAGGAGTTTCGGAAGGAATGTTCTAGACACCTAAGAGGAAAGATTAAGATGTTCGGCGAGAATCTGGATTTATCACAGGAGTTATGTGATAAAAACGAGGAACTTCGCCTTACAAAGATTCGTGAGAAGAATCTTGACGAGTTAGGTCTTAAGTATGTTGGGGAGAATGAGAAGTTGAAGAAGAAGCTTGCAGCCAAGATTGTTGACGAGATTGATGCTCGGGCTTTAAAGAGTGCCGAGAGTGCTCTCGCATACAAAGAGAAGGTGATTGCAGAGAAGGACGAGGTGATTGCCGACTTAGGTAATGAACTGGCGGCTACCAAGAAGGAGTTGGAAGAGAAGACCAAGCTGGTTGAAGATGTTCGTAAAGGTTCTAAGGAGTATCGTGAATACGGTATTGAAGCTGTAAAGATGATTCGGAAGATGGCAAAGGTTATAGTTAGTTATAAACCAGTAGTATCATTAAAAGACTTCAAAGAATATCGCCGCTTAGCGAATGGCTACAGTTTCAACCCTCAGCTGTTTGATTTTAGCGAGGAAGAGGAGAAGAAACTTTCTCTTATCAGAGACGATTCTGTTGGAGCAGTAACGAACCAGAAAAATTGTTCTCCTTTCAAAGATACTCATCCTACAGAGGATAGCCCTGAGGAGGTTGAGTTGGATGAAATTCTGGAGTTGTTCGTAAGGCTCTAGAGGAAGGTCACACGGTTACTATAGATTATAAAGATTAGCTATGGCAGTAAACAATAATCAGAATACGCAGCAGCCTAGGAAGAAGCCAGTAACTATCGGCGGCTATCCTGAGGCTGTGCATGATATGATGAGGGCGAAATATCCCGATTATGATCAGGTGATGAATGGAGGCAACGGAGGAGCCGCGGGGGGTAATGGCGGTACCGCAGGCGTTAACTTCTTCGGGAATGGAGGCGGTGCTACCGGTAAGTTTGAGGCTCAGCCTGTTCAGACTGGCGCAGCACCTATTACAGACTTCACCCAGATGCCGAAGCAGGAAGAGTTCGTTCCGCAGGGAAGCGGTAATGCAAACCCTGCCTTGGGACCAGTACTGACTCCTTATATGGGCGATGCTGCAGAGAATACTCCTCAGCCTCAGAGTAACTTTGAGGGAATGCCGCAGCCTTCTACCGGTTGGAATGCTGACGGAACACCTCGCTATGATACGCTTTCTACTGCTCTGAGCGGTTTCCAGATGCCGCAGGAACAGCAGGTTCCAGAGTTTGAGGCTGATCCTAAACAGAGGGATGGCGGCTTTTTCAGTTGGCTCGGCAAGGTTATGCCGAAGAGCAGACCGGGAATGCGTGAGGGCGAGACTCCAGATGAGTATGACCGCAGAATCACTACCAACCGTGAGAATATCGCTGCCTTTGCCGATGCTATCAGACATATTGGAAACATCGTCAACACTTCGAAGGGTGCGCCTCTGCAGGTGTTCAACGACCCTACTGCCATGATGGAACAGGGGTATCAGGACCGCAAGGCTCAGAGACAGAAACAGGCTGCCCTTGATGCGGATGCTGCCTATAAGCAGGCAAACCTCGACCTTAAGAGTGCTGCTGCACAGGCAGACAAGGTTTATCAGGAAACTATGTTGGGTTACAAGCAGAAAGCGGAAGAACGTGCAGCAAAGAACGATGAGTTCAACAGAAACTTCAAGACTGCAGGTTTGCAAAGACAGCTTGATAATGACAAGTTCGACCATGAACTTTCTACCAAAAAGTTCAATGAGACAGTAAGACACAATAAAGTTTTTGAATCTCAAGGTGCAGCTCGAATCGTTCTAGCTCAGGAAAAGAATAGTATAGCAAGAGCAAGGTTGTCTCATTCTATTGCTTCTGGTGGCGGCGGTGGAAAGAGCGGCAAGCTTACCAATCTCTCCTCTCCAACAGGACACTTGAACAGAACGTATGATCTAAACGCTATCGAGAAGAATCAGATTACTCAGCACTTGATCAAGAACGGATATATCAATAAGACGAATCTTGATGCTTGGAAGAACTATGTAAGTTCGGGTGATTCAAAGAATGCCAATGACTTGCAGAATTATTGGATTGCCTATGCTGCAAATATGCCTGGAAAGAAGGGTGATTCTTTCAGAACTTTGTTGAAGAATCATTATATGTATAATGAGACAAGTACGACATCGGCTCCAAAGGCAACAAGAGGTAGCGTTGTTACTATTACTTCGAAGGGCAACAAGGGCAAGACTACAAAGAGTCATACGACAAAGAATAAGTTTCACGTAGATTAATTATTAATTTATGCCAGATAATATATTAAAGTATATATTTAGAGACAAATCGGGTGCTAAGCACACGGTTTGGAAGAGTGATTATGACGCAGACCCACAAGGATTCGCAAAAGCTTATCCTGATGCGAGGTTTGAAGTTGTAAACCGAAAGACAGGTGATCGTGGTCACGTATCTGTAAAGGATGTTGGCGCAGCCCAGAAGGAAGGGTTTAATCTGTTCACCATGAAGGCTTACCAAAAAGAGCATTACGAGAAGCCAAAGACAATGAAGCAGAGAGCGCAGGAAGTCGCAGCTCAGTATCGGAAGCCAAGGCAGCAGAAGGCTCAGCAGCCTAGAACGGCTACTACTTCTGGTACAGACTACATGCAGAACTGGCGGTTGATGCACATGCGCAACGACCAAATGACTCCATTGCAGCAGGCTCAGGCTAGTAATGCGCGCGCACGCATGCAAAGAGCACAAGAGCAGTCAGCACGTCAGGAGCAGCAGAGAGCTACCCCTATCAGCAGAAGCAGAATAACTCCTACTGCCAAGAATTTCAACGAGACGATGCAGCAGCTTTCTACTCCTGAGGCTAAACAAGCTAGAGCCAAGCAGCAGAGAGAGGATGATGCAAGGAATCTCGCCCAGTATGAGGTTGAAGGCAACAAATTTACGATGAATGACGGCAAATATGGTACTATTGCGCCTGAGATTGATGCTCTTGTTGCTCCTTCAATGAAGGAGGCTGATGATTTGTCTTGGTCTCAGTATCAGCAGGATTTGCAGAAAGCTGGCAATGATGCCTATCTGAGAAACAAGGCGTGGAAGGATTTGCAGGACAACAGGATCAGGAACCGCCAGAATGTACTTGCCGACACCCTCAGTTCCAAGTTGCAGGAAATATACTCTCAGAAGGGATTACAGGAGCACATCATGCAGAGTGCCGACAAGCTGAACATGGGCGTGGAGGAGTACGTGGACAAGTATGTTACTCCTCATATGATGCAGCGTGCCCAGAATATACTGGGCGTTAAGAATATCGAGGAGATTTTACCTCAGAGTGCCACGGAGTATGTGGTGAGAAGACTCAGCGATTCTATCTTGGGAACCTTGTCTGCCGGACAAGACAAGTCGAGAGAGCAGATTGCCAGAGAGCAGGAAGCGATGGCAATTGCAGACGGTTTGGAGGACATGCCTAGCGTTAATGGCTACAAGGCTAACGAAGGATATAAGTCTGGCATGGGCGCACGTTTCGTTTCAACGGCGGCGAACATGGCGATGGACTCCCCTATTCTCGGTATGACTGGAAGCGCATCTAATATGACAGTGGATTTGGGAAAGCAGGTCCTGATGAAAGGTCTCGCCAAGGCTGGAGTTGTGAAGATGGGAACTAAACTGACTGCACAGCAGTTGGCATTCAAGGCTGCAAACATGACGATGGCACAGAAGATTGCTTCTGGCTTGGTGGAAGGGACGGCGAAGAGTGCGCTCAATCTGGGTGGCTACTCCAGCATTACCGCGGCTCTGGGACAGGCATCTACCGGTGACGATACTTCATTATCGGCATTGGGTCATGCAGCATTGGAAGGATTCGGGCATGGTGCTACCACTGGTGCGATGTTCGGAGTATCGGGTGCTATCATGGCTCCTTGGGTATCAAAGTTCGGTATCACTGGCTTGGAGAAGAGCACAAGCGAGAAATGGCTGCATGGCACACAGAAGCTTGGTGCTACTGCCGCGGGTCTCGGCGTTGAGGCTGGAACCATGATGGTTGCAGACAATATCACAGGCGATAAGGACATTTCTTTTGGCACTTGGCTTGAAGACGTGGTGATGGTGGGGGCATTCAAGGCAGGAGAGCCTAAGAATTACGCTCATATCGGAAATTCTTTGTATAATCTTGCACATAATACCAACCCTCATTTCGTGATCGGAAAGAATGCCAACGGTTCCCCTATTGCCGTGGATATTCGTCTGACTCCTGACGAGAAGAATGAATTGATTTCTTCTGCATCGGGTAAGAATCTGATGGATGCTTTCGTAAAGGTGGACCGCGCATCGAAGACAGCCCCAAGAGACCCGAAGTATAAGACTGCTTACACGGATTTTATGAACGACCCAGACGTTTCTCAGAGCACCAAGGAGAAGGTGAATGCGGCCATGGGACTGTTTAACACGACAAGAGGCAAAAGCTACCGCAGCGTGAACGACGTGAAGAACAAACAGATTCTTGAATACACCAAGAACGGAACGCTGCTTACACGTACCTCTTATAAGAATGCCGATGAGCGCAGAGCTATTCTTTACAAACAGAAGCTTTATCGTGACAATGACGATATGATGTCGCTGATGGGCTACGCAAGGATGAAGGATATGCAGTTCATAGATGATGATGGAACTGTCACTAATCTAGCGTTTAGATTCCTTAAGGAAAACGGATATGACGAGAATAAGGATATTACAGACCCGAATAATGCCCGACTGATTAATGACTTGCGCAACCCGAAGAGCGCACTCTATCTTTACTGGGAGAAGTATGCGGATAAGAACGGCTTGCTTGGTTACCTCAGATCAGAAAGCAAAGGTTATACTAATAACTTCATGGCTTCTATCAAAGAACTTCTTGGTAAAGAAGGAAGCATTGTTATTGATATTGACAAAATCATGCGCAAGGACCCAATGAAGCGTACCGATGAGGAGAACAGAATCTTCTATCATGTGAAGAGAGCACTCGAAGATGAGCTTTTCCCTAGCTGGAGACCACACGCAGACCAGTCTGCCAGCCAAGGTAAGACGGTTGCCGAGGAGCATAGTCTGGGAACGGACAACCCGGACAGCGGCGTGGTAGTTGATGAATTGCGCAACCTTCGAAACGCAGAGCAAGCCATTGATGCAGCGATGGATAGCAACGATGTGTTCAAGCAAACCTTTGAGAAATTGCACCAGCAGGGCTTGACGCCGGCACAGATTTACGATGCACTCATTCAGAATGGATTGACCCAAGAAGAGTTGACCCCACTTGCCCAATATATTAATGCGAACGCTAGAGTGCAGGGTATGCAGCAGGCTACTGCTGATGCTATAGAGGAAAACGTGAAGAGCTTTATTTCTGATTGGAGCTATCACGGAACATTGAACGGTCATGCGATGAATGGCGAGCAGGCTCTGTATGTTCAAGACAGCAGCGGAAGAACACTTCTTGTTGGTTCGGGTGATGTTGCTTTCGACCAGACTACTGGCAGAGCTAAGGAAGGAAGCGGCGATATGCTTGTCTGCCTGGACCCTAATACCAAGGAATTGGTTTATGTGAAGGCAGATGAGGTTACTCTGGTTCAAAACCAGCCTATTGACCAGTTTGCTGCAGAATATCGTCAGAGATTGCAGATGAAGAACTCTGAGCCTTACAATCAGGCGGCACAGGAGCAGGCTATGCAGGATGCTGCCAAGGCACAGCAGGAAGTTCAACCTAAAGAAAATAAAAATGAAGAGATTAGTAACAATGAAACAGATGGAAAAATTCGAAAAGGCGACAATGCCAATAGTGGAAGTGATGGAGAAGCAGAGGAAAATGCTAGCGAAGGCGATGCCTCAGTTCAACAAGTAGAGCAGCCTCAGCCTAGCAGAAAGTTTGCCGATGGTTCTGATGTTCCTATGGCTATGGACAGTAAGGGAAGACCTACGCCAGACTATGCTAGTATGACTTCTGAGCAGAGTGCGGAGATTCTTACTGAGGATTTCGGGGAGAATGCTGAAAAGGTAGTGGACGGACAGATTCAGAAAGCAGAGAAGGCTTTGAAGGATGCCGAGAAGATGAAGGTGGACTATACCGCCGAGCCTAACGACATCATGGAGCAGGAGACTTTGAAGAATCAGACTATTGAAGCTGCCAAGAAGCAGTTGACCCACGCTCAGAATATCAAGAAGGCTATGACTGCCAAGAAGGTTGCCGAGACCGTGGGTAAGACAGAACAGGTTGAAGGTGCGCATGAGGCTGGTAGCGTGGCTGCACAGAAGTTTGTGAATGCACCTAGACTTGTGGGCAACAAACGCACAAGAATGCTGCCTGACGGAGAGACCAAGATTAAGGGACACTATGAGATTGTGCCGGCAGAAAGTCTTACTCCTTCTCATGATGTGAATAACGACTATAAGAAATCTGAGGGATTCCCTACCGATGCTGAGGGTAGAACCGTGAACGATCGTGACTATGAGCACGACAAGGCGGCTCAGCAGAATACCGACCAGATTGCCATGAAGTATAATGGTATGGCTATCGAGAATGTGCCGGTTGTATCTGACGAAGGTATCGTTTATGATGGCAACGGCAGAACGATGGCAGGACAGAAGGCTGCAAAGGAAGGCACGGACGGCGAATACATCAACGACCTTCTGGAAAATGCCGAGAACTTCGGCTTTACCAGAGAGCAGATTGAGCAGAGCGGAATCGAGCATCCTCGTCTGGTAATGGTGACGGATGAGAGATTGCCATACGATGCAGCTACCTTCGCTAAGTTTAACCGAAACGAGAAGAAGACTCAGAGCAATACCGAACTGGCGGTTGCCAAGGCTAAGACCTTGACTTCTGACGAGGTAGGCGCGATTGTTGCCGAGATTGAAGGAAATGGTTCTCTTGATGCTTTCTTTAACAATTCCAAGGCAATAAATGACTTGGTGAAGACGTTAGTAGATAAAGGCATCATCGGACAGAACGAGGTGGCACAGATGATGGATAGTCCTGAGCGACTTTCTGCACAAGGCAGGGAGTATGTGAAGAACCTTCTTTTGGGTTCAATCTTCAAGCCAGAGACTATCAGAATGCTGGGCATCGACTCTACGGTGAAGAATAAGGCTATCAACGCTATCCGCTCGGTAATGGACAACATGAAGCTGGGCGAGTTCTCTCTTCGTGATGAAATTGATCAGGCTATCCAATTGCTCTATGAGGCAAGACAGGGCGGCAATAAGGTTGATACGCTGCTGAGAACACCAGACATGTTCGGTGAGGATGCGGCTAAGCGTTACTCTTCTATCTCTCAGATGATGGCTTTAGCCTTGGAGGGCAAGGTTTCTGATTTCAGAGATTTGCTTGACGAATACAACCGCATCGCTAAGGCTAGAAATACTGGCGAGGGCAATATGTTTGAGGCAGCTCCTACCAAGGAAGAGCTAATTAATGAGTATTTGAACTTTAAAAAATGGCAAGATTATGGAACAGGACATTCAGAAACAGAAGGAAGCCATGATGTTTCAGGCGTTGAAGAACCTCAACAAGAAGCATCAGGAGGAAATGAACCAGCAGAAGCAGGAACAGAACCAGAACGAACAAGAGTAGAGGAACCAGACGACTTAGTAAACAAGGAACTCGAAAGTCGTATTAAGGTTACTGACGAGGAAACCGAGACTCCATCAAAGAATGGTCCTATCATGAAGCAGAAGATTCTGATTGATGGAGACAAGGAGGTTATCAAGGTTGATGAGCCAAACGAGAAGGGCGAATACACTGGCTCATACTACGAGTATGATGGCAAGAAGTATGGTGACCTGAATGAGGTTGTCGAATATGTTGACGGTAAGGTAAAAGAAAAACCTCTCCCACTCCTTCCTAAAGAAGAGAACCCAGACCCTACTTTTGACCCGATTGCGGCGGCCGCCCAGGAATTCAAGAAGGAGCATCCTCTGACTGAGGATGAGATCAAGGAGGCAGACGTGGATGATTTGTCCAAGGATATGGCTCTTGATTATCTGAACGGTGAGGTGACAGATGATTTGCATCGTGCTATCTATGAAAGCATCTTTGCCAAGACTAGAGGGCAGAAGACTGAACCAAAGGTTGAGGCTCCAAAAAAGGAACCATCTGCTGACCCTATGGAGGGAATCAAGAATGCAGCAGAAGCTTTTGGAAAGGAGAAGAAAACTAAGGCTGAGACAGAGAAGAAGCCTCAGCAGAAGGCTGACGATGCAGCAGTAGCAGCTTCCAACAAGAAGGTTAATGACCTTTGGGATATGCTCAAGAATGCCGGCAAGGATGAAATTTCTGCTTCGTTTGTTGGTCTTAACTCTAGACAGCTGGAAGTATTGCCTAAGCTGGTGAGCGCCATGGCCGAAAATGCTTATCTGAGAATCAAGAGAGGTATGCACAATCTTGAAGACGTGGTGAAGGAAATGCGCAAGGAGTTTGCCCCTGCTGCCAAGCTCTTTAAGAAGGAAGACGTGGATGCTATCTATGAGCAGATGATGAATATCCGCTATCGCGATGGCGAGCAGCGCATGAGCTTGAAGGATTGGGCTGACTACTACGAGAAGACTTCGCCTAAGCATCAGGAGAATCTGGTGGGCGACTCCAAGACTGCCGAGGAAAGAAAGATGGCTGAGAAGAGGTTTATTGATGTTGTGAACCTGCAGTTGGGCTTCAAACATAAGTTTAACGGTATTGTTGAGCTGAGAAAGATAGCTGAGAGAGTTGGTTTGAAGGATATTAAGGACACAGACCTTCAGGAGCTTGCTGAAACAGCTATTGTTAAGCGAGCAAGAGGTATCGCTTCTTCTGAATCAACCAACGATGCTGTGAAGTTTGAACGCATCAAGACACTCTATGAGAATCAGCCTAGCCTCAACCAGAGAGATTCTGAGCGAGTGATGAAACAGCAGTACTCTACCCCTGCCCCTTACGCCTTCCTTGCAGACATGTATGTGAAGGGCAATGGTAAGGTGATTGAGAGTGCTCTGGAGCCAAGTGCCGGCAACGGTATGCTTACCATCGGTCTGCCAATGGATAAGGTACATGTGAACGATATTGATGCCCAGCGATTGGCGAACCTGAGAAGACAGGGCTTCAAGAACGTGACCAGTCAGGATGGAACCCAGCCTTTTGCAGACAAGGACGTTGACGTGGTGGTAACAAACCCACCATTCGGTAGTGCTACCCCTAAGGAGTATGACGGCTACAAGATTTCTTCTTTGGAAGGACAGATGGCTATCAATGCTTTGGAGAGCATGAAGGACGATGGTCGTGCTGCTATTATTATTGGCGGCAAGACGGAATACGCCAAGAACGGAAGTCTGAATCCGAAGGATAAGGCTTTCCTTGGTTATCTCTATAGCCACTATAATGTGGAGGACGTGATTAATGTGGATGGTAGTCTCTATGCAAAGCAGGGAACCAGCTATCCTACACGTATTATATTAATAAACGGAAGACGCAATTACGATCCTGAGCACAAGGTGTTCCCACCAGTTGATAAGGATGCTAGAGCGGAAGCCGTGAAAGATTATGACGAACTTTATAAACGAATTGAAGATGACATATTACGTAAACGAGGGGTGCAGAAAGAACCCTTGGGACTTTCCAACAGAGAACGTGTTTCTGACGTTTCCGGGGATAGTCTCAGACAAAAAGAGCGAGGTGGTAACGGAGTCACAAATAACAAGGAGCATGGCTCTGGACCTGATGGATTCATATCAGATTTGGGAACCGGAGGAAGTGATGAGCGACCTATGGGAGAAACTGAACGAACTCCATCTGAACACATGGGAGATAACGCCGAACTGGAAAGCGGAAGAGATTCCGACTTTGGAGCAGATAGAGGAACTGGCTCAGCAAGTTCTAGACTGGACAACGGAGGGCGAGTACCTGAAGGCTCAGTTGCTAGGAATGCCAATGAGACCAGCAACGAAAGAGGAACAGGAGGAGATAGAAAGCAACAAGGAGGACAAGGACGTTCCAGCAGCAGCGTTCAGCGGACTGTTCCCACACGAGAGGGAAATGGACTGGGAGTAAAAAAAGAAGAATCACCTAAGCGTGAGTTGAGTACCGAAAAGGTGAAATACGTTCCTCAAAGCAACAACCCTTTCAGTCTCAACTCGGTTATTCCTGCCGACCAAGCCAGAGCGACAAAGAAAGCCTTGGAGAAGATTGGCGATGTTGATAGCTTCTTGGTTGATGAACTTGGCTATAACGATGCAGACGATATGCACCATGCACTTGCATCCGAGCAAGCAGATTCCGTTGCACTTGCAATCCATCAAGCTAAGCAAGGAAATGCTTTCATTATCGGTGACATGACTGGTATCGGTAAGGGAAGACAGGCTGCTGCCATGATTCGCTTTGCCTATAAGCAAGGTAAGATTCCTGTATTTATCACAGCCAAGAAGGCTCTATTTAGCGATATGTACAGAGATTTGAAGAGTATTGGTAATTCTGACTTGCGTCCTTTTATTTGGGCTGCAAAGGACAAGGAACACTCTGCCGACATGACAGACTCGGAAGGCAAGTTAGTCTATCAATTATCTTCTGACAAAGAGCAGGAGCGAGTGATGGATTATCTTCAAAAGAATGGTAAGTTACCAGACGGATATGACTATATCGTTACTACGTATGATAGTTTCTCTAGTGGAACTATGGATTATGAGGATGGAAAGAAAACGGTAAGAAAGAATGGTAAAGGTTCAAAGAACGGACAAAGAAAACGTGATGTTTTGGAAGCTATAGCAAAGAATGCCAACGTTATCATGGATGAGAGCCACAAGGCAGGAGGTCAAGGTAGTGGTTCCGCTTATTTGCAATATGTTGTTCCAAAGCTCAACGCTATCACTTTCCTATCAGCAACCTATGCAAAGCGACCAGACAATATGCCTATCTACGCTTTGCGCACCTCTATGAACCAGGCAGGAATGAAACCATCCGAACTCATTGATGCCATCAAGCGTGGTGGAGCTACTTTGCAGGAAGTCATGTCGCAAGCACTTACTGCCAGCGGTCAGTTTATTCGCCGTGAGCGAGATATGACTGGCGTGACTATTGACTGGAAAACGATAGACGATCCTGTTGTTGTTGAAGAACAGCGAGAACAGTATGATAGTATCATCGGATTGTTTAATGATATTATCAATTTCCAAAGAACTTACGTAGGTGCTTATCTTGATAAGCGCAATGATGAACTTGCTGCTATCCAAGCATCCATCAAAAACAGACAAGGAACAAAAGACCTTGGTATTCATAACCAGCCATTTGCAAGCAGAACCTATAATATGGTTCAGCAGGTACTTCTATCTTTGAAAGCAAGAGAAGCAGCTAAAAGTGCCATCGAGCATTTAAAGAATGGAGAAAAGGTGGTTATCGCCCTTAATAATACAAATGAAAGCCAGACGGAACAGTATGAGGCTAATGCAGAAATGGAAGCACCAGACTTGGGCGTTGTCTTGATGAAGGGATTGCAGGGCGTCCTTCGCTATGATCAAACAGACGATATGGGTAATAAGACATTCGGCACTTTTAATCTTGAAGATTTAGGTCCTGATGCTGTTGCTCGTTATCATGAAATTGAGGATAATATAAAGAATGCCTCAACAGGTCTTTCACTCTCTCCTATTGATGTTGTTCGTGACGAACTCGAAGCAGCTGGTTATCGTGTAGGAGAGTTAACTGGAAGACAAACTATGTTTGTTAAGAATCAAAATGGAACCGTATCAAAAGTTAAACGTACTAATACGGACAAAAAGAAGCTTGCCCTTGATTTTAATACCAACAAGCTTGATGCCTTAATTCTTAACCGAAGTGCTTCTACAGGTATTTCGTTGCATGACTCTGTGGAGTACGATGTAGAGCACAAGCCACGTACTATGATTGTTGTTCAGCAACAACCAGATGTGAACGAGGAAGTACAGATGCGTGGTCGTATTGATCGAACAGGACAGGTTAACCGTGGTAGATATGAGTATATTGTTTCTCAAATTCCATCTGAGCAGCGATTGCTGATGATGTTTAAGGCTAAATTGAAGTCACTTGATGCCAACACAACTTCTTCTCAGAAGAGTAAGTTCAACGACATGGAGGTTTCTGATATTATCAACAAGTATGGTGATAAGGTTGTCAGAGAATACATGGCAGAACATCTTGACCTTTATGCTCGCATGGCAGACCCATTCGGATGGGAAGGCTCTTTCGGTGAAGATTTATCTACTATTGACCCTCAGAGACTCATTGTTACTTCTGGAGGAAAGCTTGGTGGAAAAGAAGCTGGTGCCGATGCAAGCAAGTTGCTTGGGCGTATGGCTCTGCTGAGAGTTTCTGAACAGGAGAAGATGTTGCAGGAGATTGGCGAGCTTTATGCCAACGAGATTCAGCGACTCAACGAAATGGGTGAGAATGACCTTGAGATTACCGAGCTGCCTTTGAAGGCTAAGACTCTCCACAAGGAAGTTTGGAAGCAGGGTGCAGAGCCGGGCGGCGATAATGCCTTTGCCGACAACACCTATATAGAAAAGGTGAACATGGCCATCTTGAAGAAGCCAATGAAGGCTTCTGAGGTGAAGGCTTCGCAGAATGGTTTGACTGGCGGCAAGACTTGGGATGAATACAAGACCGAGAAGAAGACTGCCGTGAAAGAGTACTTCGACCAGAAGATTGCTGACGAGACTCAGAAGTATGAGGATCGTTCCGTGAAGGCTGCAACCAAGGCTAAGGAGAAGTATATCAAAGATGGCAAGAAGGGTCAGAAGGATTCGGGCATGAGCGATGAGCAGATTGAGAAGATGGCTGGCTATCAGTATGACAACATCTACAAGCAGGAGAAAGATAAGCTGAACGATGTGGTGAAGAATCTGAAAGCTAAGGCTGAAATGTTTGAGCGTGTGCTTGATACCTTCGATACTAACAGCGCTTTCGTTCTGCCTGCAGATATGAACAATCCAAATGAACTGAGCGGATTCGGTAACAGTTACGGAAGACTCATTGATATTAAGATTACGGATAACTTCTCGCCTAACGCCTCTTCTGTATCTTTTGCCACCTTGGATGGCAGAAGAAAGATTACTTTCCCTATTGCCGGCAAGGTGGGTTCTGGTGAAAACAAGGTGGATATTATCGGTTCTATCGATCGCATGACCAAGCAGGCTGCCGGTATGGGAGACAGCCATCTCAGAGTATTGAACCAAAACTTTGATAACTGGGATAGACTGACTAGCAATGAGAGCCGCAAGAATGGCTATATTGTAACTGGTAATCTGATGCAGGCTTTGGTTGACAGCAAGGATCAGGGCTTGGGCGGTCAGTTGGTGAAATATACAACTGATACTGGCGAGGTGAAGACTGGTATCTTGATGCCAGATAGATTCGACCCTAAGGGCTTGACTACGGATGCACCTATCAACAGCGTGGTAGATAAGTTTGAACTTTCATCATGGCACGGCGGTATTGACGAGGTTACTTCATCGGATGGTGAAGTAAAGGTGAAACGCATAGACAACAATCGTGGCTACTACTTCGAACTTCGTGTGCCAAAGAGCAAGGCAAAGGGCGGCAAGTACTTCATGGATGAAGATTTGCTGAAACTGGTTAATGGCAATAACTTCGAAACCAGAGGCAACAATATGCTTGCTGAGTTTAAGCCTGAGCAGTTGAAGCCAGTACTGGACCGCCTGTCTAAGATGGGTGTGAAGGTACAGGAGGAGCGCAATACTTCTCAGGATGAAGGTACCCACTTCCGTGAGGACCGAGGCTTGCAGTATTCTAAAACAGATACAAAAGATGTTAAGAAAGGTAGAATCATTCCCGAAGATGTAGATAAAAACGTATCTTCGCAGATTGAAAAGAAGTTTGATTCTGCCATTGAAGACATTGTAGAGCATGCAGAAGACAGAGATAAGTCTGGAATTATTAATGATGTAAGCTCTGCCTTGGATGATTTTTCTGATTATGGCAGAAGTACTATAGAATATTTCAAGAATGATTATGAAAGAAAAGTTGAAAAGTTATCAGGACAGCATACCGGACGACATCTTGGTAGTAAGAACGACGGTAAGGGAAATAAAGGCTCTTATCTACTGCAATATTATAAGACCGTTCTCGCCGTCGCTGACAGAGAACTTGCCTATAGAGACGCTAGAGCAAAGAATCTCAGAGAGACTTGGGGATTGCAGCCAGGAGGAGCGTTCACACTTGGAGCCGTTGAACGAATTTTTAAAGAAACAAATAGAGATAAAGGAAAGGCTAAACTCTTCCAAAGAGTTCTCGATATAAACAAACGTCTTGGTGTTAACATCAAGGTAAGTGCCGAGAGTCCGAAGAAGAGATCAGGAGAAGCAGACACCTACAGGAACATTGATTTGTATATTGATGGCCTGACAAAGACCAAGGCTCCAGACTACGCTGCCCCTACTATTATGCTGCATGAAATGATTCATGAGGTAACAATGGGTGCTATCAATCTCGTTAAGAAAGGCAAGGCTGAGGGCATGCTGACTCCTAAGCAGATAGAGGGCGTAAAGACCATCCTCGAAATCTACGACAAGGTAAAGGACGATAAGGAACGCTTCAAAGAAGAGCCTTACGGTCTGTCTGATGCTTACGAGCTGACTGCTCAGATGGCAGATTCTAGACAGAGAAAGGCGATGGGCCTGTCTATCTGGGATAAAGTTGTGAATGCAGCACATGAGTTTGCAAGAAAGGGCGACCGTTCTATCCTGCAACGCTTGAAGGATGCTTGGAAGAAGCTCTTTGAGGTTTCTGAGAAGGATAAGATGGATAAGGCTATCAACGACATCATGGATGATTTCAATGAAACCATTGATGATATTTCCATGAATGATATTGAGCAGGACGGATTTGCCTATAAGGTTACAGACAAGGACGAGTTGGACCGCCTCAACAAGGAAAAGACTTTCAGAATGTATAGCGGTATGCAGGAGGTGGACGGAAAGTTGTACTCTCCTATGGCTGCTATTATTGACGGAAAGCGTACCGATGCTACCGAGATTGGTGCTTGGATGGGCGCAGACGAGCGGCCGGACCTTGTGAAGAACGGCAAGTTCCAACTTGTGAAGACCGATAAGAACCCTGGGGCAGGTGAAGGACCAGTGCCAGCGGCTTATAACCCTTACATGCACACTTCCACTTCGGTGATGAACGACCAGTTCTCTGGTGCTTACGCCAGAGGCAACATCAAGGTTGTTGAATGGGAGATTCCTGAGAGCGAGAAGACTAGCAGCTATCACGCCGAGGGCGCAAAGAACTCTGTGGGCTTGGTGCCTTGGACTTCTGGAACAGTCAACAGCCTTCTGCCAAAGGACAGACAGAGAAGCGTGATGCTCTCTAGATGGAGAAAGGCAGTAAGAATATTGCCTGACGAGGAGGTTGCTGAGAAAATCGCCGACCAACTGAGAGGAACAGGATTGGCTATCCCTTGGAACGTAGTTACCCCTAACCAGTTGAGAGAGTTAGTAAAACTTGGTGTGCCTATCACTACCGTAGAGCAAGGCAGACAGAACCCTGAAACAAAGGAGAAGTTCTTGAAGCAGATGGCTGAACTGGAACAGGAGTTCCCTCAGGCTAAGTTCGTCAACGTGAAAATGACAAAGGATGCCTTCAAGGAATGGGGCAAAGACGGTGGCACTAAGTTCCGCACGGACCACGGCGATGGCAACTACCCTACTTCATCGGTTGAAAACCATGTAGAAAAGGTGGCTCAGAAGACTGGCGCAAAGGTGAACATGGTTTCATCGGTTGATGAAATCACCAACAAGGCGGCGAAGGCTGCTATTGAGGAAGGCAGAAAGATTACTGGCTGGTATGATGAGAAGACTGGCGAGGTGCATCTTTATATGCCTAATATCCACGACAGATATACTGCCGAGAAGACTATCTGGCATGAGGTAGTTGGACACAAGGGAATGAGAGAGTTGTTTGGTGATGAACGATTCGATAAGTTCCTTCGTGAAGTGTGGTACGACTTGGATAAGCCTGAGAATGCGGCTTTGAAGAAGCTGGTGGATGAGGAGAGAAAGTTCAATCCTCTGAATATCTATGATGCTATTGAGGAAGGTATCGCGCGACTCGCCGAGGATGGCAAGGGTGAAGCTGGCTTCTGGAATGGTATCAAAAACAAGGTATCTGATTTCCTTCATGAAATCGGTTATCGTGTTGCTCCTAATACTAAAGATGTGAAGTATCTGCTCTGGTTGAGCAAGAACTTGCAGAAGAATCCAAATGATCCTTATTGGAAACTTAGAGCCGAGGCGGTGAAATACCGTCTCGACCATGAGCGTATGCCTGCTGTCGTGGCGCACGATGGCATGTTCTACGGAAATGACGGAAAGGTTAGAAGTATGGATAATCTTACCAAGGCTGAGTGGAATGAGGTTACAGATGGTGAGATTCACTTCCGTACTACCCCATCTGCCGGCACGGCACTTGACAGATACCATCGTTCACTTGACGAGCATGGCTATATGTTTACCGAGAGCTATATGGACAATATGCTTTCGTTGAAGAAACTGATGAATGCGATTGTGCCTGACAAGAAGATTGAGGATATTGCTTCTTCGGAGAATCCTTATATGTTGCAGAACACCATGCAGGGCGCGATGAGTGATGCGGCTCAGATGTTTGAGCGCAATGTAATGAAGCCTCTTGATAAGGCCATGGCCGGCGTACTGGATGCTTTCGATGGCAAGAAGGATGATGAGAAGATCAGAAACTTCAATCTCTACATGATTACCAAGCATGGTTTGGAGCGAAACAGAGTGTTCTTTGTTCGTGACTTCCTGAAGAAGATGAGGATGGACGAGCAGAAGAAGCAGGATGCTGACTTCTTGGAAAACAGTTATTATAGCGATAAGGAGTATCTTGATAACGAGTTGAAGGCTGGCAACATCGACCTGAAGGAGTACTACAGACAGTTGGATGAGAGTATCAGAAATCACTTTGATGCAGACTTCGATGCTGGCGAGCACGACTATTCGGGTATGCACGCTATTCAGGAGGTGGCGAAATCTTCTGACCCTTACAATGATGCCGAGGCTATTCAGAGCGTGATGGATTCGGAAGCGAAGATGGAGAGCATCAAGAAGGGAGCTGTGAAGGACTATTGGGAAAAGGTGAAGGCTGCTACCCAGTATTCTATTGACAGCGATTACAAGAATGGTATCATCAGTAAGGAATTGCACGGCCATGTATCGAATATGTTCAACTGGTATGTGCCTTTGAGAAAGTATGATGAGGCTACTGCAGAAGATACCTACGGCTACATTACTGAGCAGGGCGACCCGAAGAGTTACATCGGAAGCACGATTATGAGAGCGAGAGGACACAAGTATCTGAGTGAGACAAACGTGCTGGCGCAGATTGGTGCGATGGGCAACAGAGCCATCAAGAACAGTGGTATGAATGCCATCAAAATGGCGTTTGCAAGATTCGCAAGAAACAACTCGAACAATAATCTGATTACCGAAGTAAGCGTATGGTACGAGAAGGACCCTATGACTGGTATCGTATATGAGCGTTATCCAGATATTCCTGATGATGCTACCCCAGACGAAATCAACCAGATAGTTGCAGACTTCAATACGGACATGAATGCGAAGTCTGCACAGGGTTTGGCGTCGAAGGTTTACCGCAGGGGCAGTATCGGATATAAGTTCCAAAGAGCAGAGAACAAATCGCAGCATATCGTAGATGTGAAGATTGCCGGAAGGACACATTCTTTTATTATTAACGGAAATCCTAGAGCAGCGCAGGCGTTGAATGGATTGCTGGAGCATAAGAATGATACACTTGCAGGACGAGTAGCCGCTAGCATTTCAAGAAATATGGCTCAACTCTGTACTTCATACAATCCTGAGTTCGTGATGCGAAATATGATCAAGGACTTTGAGTATGCATCGACTAACCTCTTGGCAAATGAAGGTCTTGTTTATACCAAGAGATTTGAACAGTACTATGCAAAGGTTGGTATTATTGAGGGAATCAGAAATTCAAAGTTGAAAGACTTTGCAGATACCGGCGGCTTCGGTCTTTATGCCAAGTATCGCAATGGTACACTTGATACTACCAACAAATTACATAGATACTTCAAGGAGTTCATGGAGAACGGAGGCGAAACCGGTTGGGTACAAATCAAGAACATGAAGGACTTCACCAAGGAATACAAGATGCACATTAAAGGTGAACGAAGCAGAGTTCAAAAAGTCGGAAAGGGCTTTTATAATGCTATCTTCAAAAACTTGGAGAATGTAAACGAAATTGCAGAGAATCTTGCTCGCTTCGCAACCTATTGCGCTAGCCGAGACAGTAACCGTTCTATTATCCGTTCTGTTTATGACGCGAAGAAAGTATCTACCAACTTTAACCGACATGGTTCTGGTAATGCTGTTTACTCCTTCAAGAATGGAGAAATGGGGTCTTTTAAGACTGCAAGAAGGAATATCTATGGATTCACAGCTTCATGGTTCAGAAATTCTTCCATGTTCTTCAATGCCGGTATTCAGAGTACTAATCTCCTGATTAAGAACTTCAAGAACAACAAGGTTGGAACCATCGGCTATATTGCCAGTGCTCCATTTATTAGTGGTATGGCCATGGCCCTTCTTAATAACTTCATCATCAGTAATGAGGACGAGAAAGATAGAAAGGGCGTGAAGGACCCATACGGCGAGCTGCCTGATTATATCAGAAGAAATAACCTCTGTGTGTATATTGGCGGTGGAGAGTTTGTTACTATTCCGCTTGCGATTGAGGAGAGAGCTTTCTATGGCTTGGGTGACTTTGCTGCCGGCATGACTTTCTCGAAGAATATTTCAAGCCAGAAGATGCCGAACCTTACGGAGAATAAGGATATTGACAAGTATCTGAATCCGTTTATGGACGCTGTAGGCTGCATGTCTCAGCTGGTCCCAGTAGCAGATTATCTTGGCAACTCTTCATTTGGCAAGCATCCTTGGCAGGAAACCATCAAGGCGTTAGCCCCTTCTGCAACTTCTCCTTTCCTGGAGTGGGTTTATAATAGCGATTGGAAGGGTGCTCCTATTCAGCGAGAAAATAAGTTCGATGAGAATCAGCCATCATGGATGCTTGCATATAAGGGAACGCCAGAGTGGATGATTAATAGGAATAAGGAGGTTAATGCCTTGACAAATGATGTTGCGCCGGGCAACGAGGATATGAAAGGCAATGACTTCTTGGATGCGGTTACAAATCCTTCTGCCTTGCATCACTTCTACGGAAGTTATTTTGGTGGTGCTGCAACATTCGTTGAGCGAGTTGGCGGTTTAATAAAGAACGGTAAAGATACTGAAACCAAGGACATTCCTTTCCTTCGTTCCCTTCTTTATACGCCTAGCGAGCAGAGCAGCTTGCAGCGAACAAAGAGCAAGTGGTATAACTATAAAGACGAAATGGAGAAGACCATGGCCAACGTAGACCGACTGAAATCGAAGAACGTTCCACTTGACAAGAGAATCACGAATATAGGTGAGTATTATCAATTCCAAAACTCCAAGGAGGCTGCCAAGGTTAGAATCATCGAGCTGGCAGAGAAGCAGATGAAGCGATGGAAGAAGCTCAGAGATAAGTCTTCTGATACCGAGAGCATCAACTTCGCTAACCAGAATATTGACAGGATCATGATGGATGCGGTGGATGAACTGGATAGATTGGAATAATATAAAAAAGGAGTGGGCGCAAGGCTCACTCCCTTTTTAAAACTTACTCTGGGTAATAGAAAACCACTTCGCCATTAGCTTTCTTGTAAGCTATAGCAAATGGGGTTTCTTCATTTTCTTTAAAACATGCTGCTGGAGCATTAGACACTGTTTCGTCAATTTTCATAATAGCCTCAATCTTGTCTTTAAGACTGATTAAGTTTACATCAAGAGTCTCTTTCTCTTGAATTTGATAAATGTTCAATTTATATTTGCTCATAATTGATAGAATTAAAATTCTTCCTTAATTTAGCTTATTTTCGTGCAAAGGTACAGATAATATTGATAGGTTGTATCGGTTTGAGGGCAATTTCTGCATAGTTTAGACTTTTGCTAAATAAATAAGCAGGGAGGGACTCAGCATAAAATGCTGAGGAACGGGGGCTAGAGGGGGCTTTTCTTGCTTGTGGCGGCTTGGCAGAGGGAGCCTAGGAGGTAGCAGGGTTCTTCGGTGTACATATTTATAAGGAACTGCTCGGATATGTGCTGAACTACATGGAGCATTTCGTGGGTGAGGCTATTCGTGTACTCCCCTTTTGAGGTGGTCCAACCTATTACTACTATCGTTTTTCGAGTGTCTATGTTGGAATAGGTGATGCCTTTGTTGGGCTGACCTTCGAGCACGAGATTACAGGCATCTTCGAGAGGAATGCCGGCGCATCCCAAATCCCGAAGATGCCTTCTTACCTTCATGGCATCCTTAGAATGAACATCGTACATTACATGTACTGCCCAGTCATACCTTTCCAAATATATCTCCTGTTCAGTCATTCAACTAATCAATAATCACTAATAATTAATCACTAAAGAATTTCTTCCCAAGGAATGCCCACACCATTAAATGATGTATCTGCATAGAAGCGGTTGAAGATGAAACCGTCCTGCTGATCCTCATCATCTACGTAGTCTTTGATGAACTGGGCCATCTGCTTTTCTTCTGTGATAGACGAGCCGTAGAAATCAGCCAGACACATGTGTGCGATGTAAACAGCATCATAGCCCACATTATTCTCCAGCACGATGTTATTCTTCTTTAAGATGTCCTCTATATCATCCTTGCTCATCATGCGGATAGGCTTACCGTTCTTCCGCATCTGCTTTACTGCCCACTCACACATTTTCTTATTGAAGTGCCAACCATTGTAGCGAAGGTAAGCCCTCATTTCTTCCGGCTGATAATCGTAGGCGTTCAAAGATTGTCTGTATTTTCTTTCCATAATCTTTCTGATATTAAAAAGGGTTTGGTAACGAAAACTGTTTCACTACCAAACCCCAAGTTAGTTAATACTCGTCGCCGTAGCTTCGATAATCACGTTCTCCACGGTCTCTGTCTTCACGTTGGCGCATGTCGTCGTACTCTTCATGCTCTCGCATACCACTTCTGCCTCCACGACCTCTGTAATCGGGCATGCGGTTGCGCTCGCCGTATCGGTCACGTCTGCCTTCACGCTTCATTTCGCCCAGGCAGTTCATCGCCTTATCCAAGTAGCGCAAGCCCTTCTCCACGTTCTCATACAAGCCATCAAACTTGTCTTCTGTAATCTCAACCATTATCATAATTCTAAGATTTTAAAAGTGAATAGATAGGAGATTACTTGTTTATCGCCTGTTGGAGCAATCCCATCATCTTGTCGAGCTTGCCCTCCATGCCAGAAACCTTGCCTTCAAGCTTGCTGATCTTCTCTGTCTGTTCCCTCTCCTTGGCTATCTGGGGGTTGAGCTGCAGTAGCATTCCCTCACAAGAATCAACGACTTTCTTGTGGTAATCTACGCTCTCCAGTATCGCCTTGGATTGTCTCAGCATCGTGTCAACCTCTGCACTCATGGCTTCCTTGTTGTCGCTCACCACAAGGTTCTTGTCGTTTGCTATCTGTCCGTTAGCAGGTAGCTGTTTGAAATCCACCTCCTCGTCGTTCAGTTTCACCTTCACATCAACCACTGTTTCCATAGGCTGAGGCGTGAATCCATTATTGAAGGTAGGATATTTCGTCTGAGGGTTGCTGACCGAAACAACCTGACCAATCTGCAAGTTCGGGTTTTCGCCCTTATCTAGGACATAGAATAAAGAATTTGTTCTTAAACCTTGAAACATAATGTAATCTCCTATTATCTATTCTGTTTGTTAAACAATACCCGTCATTAGCTGAAGGGTGTTAGTGTCTCTCTCAAACCAGAGCTGAACCACTCCAGTTCCCGGCACGTCTGCAACCGTCAATGCCTCACCATCGAATTTGGTTACGGCTTGGGTTACGCCGTTGGTCTCGAAAAGGATAGGCAGCGTACCAGTCGTTCCAGTCGGAATAGCCTGTTTCAGATTTACGAAGATCGTTCCTCTGTAGTTGGCATTCACGAAGGCGTGGTTTTTAAAGGTGAACACCACATCGGCAGTATTCACCTTCACGCCTGTTGAAGCGATAGCCGCCGAACCGTTACGATTCACCCAAGTAAAAGGTCTTAACCATAACATAGCAGCCTCCTTTCTTTAACCCCAGAATCCTGCACCGTTAGCAGCATTCAAACCATACAAACCTGCCTGATAAGCCACGCAGTTAGGAACCGCAGTAAATGGGCTATAAGGGGTGGTTACTGTCTCTGGCAGCTTGCACTTGATACCTGCAACCTCGTTCTGCAGACCTGCCAGAACTTGATTGATTGGTGCTACAGCCTGACCCACGATTTGTGAAGTCATTGCGGAAGCCTTGAAGGTACTGTTCTCCTCACGCAGAGAATCAATCTTGTTCTGCATTTCGCGCATCTCAGCCTGCTTCTGACCGTCAACGATGGTCTGAGTGCTTTCCTTGATGGCGTTATGCAAATCGCAAGTCTGGCGCTGGGTTTCGTAAGCTACGTTAGAGAAGCCGCGCTCCTGACCTACAGCCACGTTGTTGATGGCATTCTGTAATGTACCAGTCTGCTGGCAGATAGCCAAGCGGTTCTCGCAGCAGCAGTTTGCAATCTGCTGAGCAATCTGCATGTTACCCTGCTGCAAAGCATTGATGGTCTGCATGCCGCTCATACCTACCTGATTACCCACGCTCTGAACCTGAGAAGTCAAGGCAGAAATGGCATTCTGAATCTGACCTTCGGTACAATTGAGCTGAGTAGCCAAATTGCTGAGCGCATTACGATTGCCACCGATGGCATCCATCAAGAGGGCACGACCATTGTCGTTGTTAATCTCGTTAGCAAGACCACCACGACCGTTATTGCCGAAGCCGCCCCAGCCATTGCCGCCCCAACCCATCAGGAAGAAGAGGAATATAACCCACATGAACCAACCACCTTCACCGCCGAAGCCATTGTTGCCCTTCATGGCGAGAAGCACATTTGGATCTACACCCTGCTTCTGGAGCAGAGGAGCAAGAAGTCCAAGCATACCGTTTGAACATCCGTTTTGGTTTTCACCAAAGATGTATGTCTTAGATTCTGACATAATGAAATAGTTTATTCGTTTCGTTCACTATTGAACTTGGTGCAAAGTTACGAAGAAGATGAGGCTCTGCCTAACTATGCTCAAAATAAAGTTTTTGAGGTTTAGATAACTGTTTTTCAAGGATTTATGATGAGTAAGATGATGCTCAATTATTTAGCAAAATTCTAAACTAGGAAGAAAGTAAGCTTTGACCGGTACAACCTATTGATATTTTTGCTACTTTTGCAGGAAAATAACGTTTTAGTATATTATCAATATGAAGAAATTATTGTTTTTGCTTTATTTAGTATGTTTACCTATTGCTATACTTGCACAAGATTCAGTGCTAGGTATAAATTTCGGGAACAGTTATAGTTCCGTCAAGGCTTCCCTGGAAAATAGATATGGGACGTTGAGCGTGATGGAAGATAAAGGAACGCTAAGGGTCTTCGATATATCTGTTGGTGATTATATATTCAATATGGGAGAGTTTGATTTTCAGTATAGTGGAAGCAATTCGTACTTTTATTATGCAGAATTTCAAAAGAACTTTTCCGTTAATGCTCCACAACAAGCAAAAAACTTTAGGGAAAACTTGCGACTTACATTAAGTAAGAAATACACAACAGGTTATACATGGATAAACGAACAAGGTTACCAGTGCTATAATTTTGCAGAGCCAGGAACTGCCCCAGAAGAAAACCCTTCATGTACTTTAATTGTGTAAAAATCTAAAAGCAAGGGTGGATCAACTTATATATATGTTACTCTCTATTATGGTCCACATTATTATATAAATGAGGCTAGTGATTTTTAATAATGAAAACGTTTTTACTTTTTGCGATACTTTTCTTTTCTTCCATAGAAAACAATGGCGTTTATATCTGTACAGGACCAAATTCCTATGCTTATCATAAGACAAAAACCTGTAGAGGTCTTCGACACTGCACTGGAGAAATTAAAGAAATTAGTTTAGCGCAAGCTAAGAAGGACAATCGAAAAGCTTGCAAATTATGTTATAAAAAGAAACAAATATGAGATACTTGCCATTAATATTTTGTATGTTTCTCCTATCTTGTGGACCATCAAAGAAAGATATACAAGAGGAGATAGAATCTAAAAACGATACAATTATGATTCTAAAGAAAGAAATCAGCGAGCAGTCTGAGTATATAGATGAATTGCAAGAAAAGTTAGACAATGCAAGATCTTATGCGGAAGACGTTCAAGCCGCACTAGACGATGGAAGTTTTAGTGATGCTTACGATGCTGCTTCAGATGCAGAATCGGAAGCTGATTATGATGATTATTAATAGACAGTTATGAAAACAGAAGAATGGGTTGTTCTCATAGAAATTGTGTTGGTCGCTATTGGAAGCTGCGGTGGTATGAATGAAGATGGTCCTGATAGAGGCGATACTGGGTATGAAGATATAAGCCGTAGTATTAATGGTGTGGCATTATAAGCATCTGTTAAGATATTGCAAGATGCTTTTGACAAACAACTTGATATTATTAAAATGTTGAGAGACAGAATTGATGAAATGACTCCTGATGATATAGCATAAGAAAAGGGTGAATCTTTCGACTCGCCCTTCTTCTTTATCTATATGGTTTACTCCCCATACTTAGGTTCCTCATACACCAAGTTATGCTCATCTACGTAAGCCTTGGCTTCTGGGTATGTGTCAAACTCTACTGCGGTGACATTAACTGCTGGGAACACCTCAGCATTGTCACCTTTCTCTGTCAGAGGGAACACCATCTTGGTTCCCTCATGTACTACCTTGTACTTCTTTGTTAACTTATTCATATCTTGTTTCCTTTCTTTATTAATATTAAACTTATGATACCTTATGCAGGAGTAATTGAGACTGTGTAACCCTTGCTCTGCAATGTCTGAACTGCTGCATCTGATGCAGCAGTTCTATTACCATATAAGGTAATTGTTTTCCACCATGATTCTTCTCCTCCAAACTTAGCTTCCAATTTTGACATTGCCACAAGAATCCCATCTGCATCATCTGTCTTGACACTACAAGCCAAAATGTACTTTCTGGTACTATTAGTCCAGTAGAATTTTCCTGTACAAATTGGATTAGGGGTGAAACTTAACATGTTATCTGGCAAAGAACCTAAATTTCCATACAGACCAGTATTTCCTGCAGTAATTATCTTTAATGCCGTAAGATTAGCTAAGGCACTTATATCTCCTGTGATACCTGTATTATTGAAAAATGCAGACTTCAATTTCGTAAGATTAGATAAGGCGCTTATATCACCAGTAACCCTTGTGTTGTTTAAGGAAATGTAATTTAAGTTGGACTTACCTTTAAATGCACTTATATCACCAATAACATTTTCTCCACTGACATGGAAAAGCTGTTTTGAATATTTAAGATTATTAATATCAAATTTTTTATTACTTTCTATGGACCCATGAATATTTTTATTAGATGCTTGAAGTGTTGTAATTTGAGTCTTGTTGCTTATAGACAACAAATAATCACCATTTGAAACGAATATGTCTATATTATTCGATACGTTACTTTTAACCTTGCCCAAATTTTCGGTTAAAGTCTCATCAGTAAAGTAACCATCACCAATTATCTTTAAATCTACTGGAGAAGCAAAATTAAAAGAAAGACCTTGTGTCAGATTAGATGGATTGCTAACACTGGTGATTTCAATTCTAATTTCGTAAAGCTTTGGAAGGAGTTCGTTATCAACTACCCCATTCAATTTTGTTATTAAACATTTTCCCATAATTATATATTTTAATTATTATTTGTAATTATATGTCTTATCTAAGAAATCAATTCTATTTTCTATCCAATTTGCTACACGTTGTAGAGAATTATAGCAGCCTCCAACTTCTGGATATTTAGTATATAACTTCGTTGTTGGCGGAACTCCTGTAGTTTCCTCCAAGGCTTCATAAACACCTCCATAGTAATAAACCAATTCTCCTTTACTATATGTTTTTGTGTCACTAAAAGACGTTGGGTAATTTGGAGACCAAGACCAATATAGGTATTTCCATTTATCCGATGTGTTTGATGCCCTATAAGAAGGAGTTTGGTCATATAGATTAAATTCCTCCTTGATATTTTTATATCCTATACGTTTCAACCAGTTAGACAGCAAATCAGTTATATTGATAACATTGAATATGTTTGCATCTCGGAGTTCCTTGTATCTTTGTGCAATCTCTGTAGAATACAGGGTGTTTAAATATCCTGATGGCAAATCCATAGAGATGCCAAGTATCTCTGATGTGTCACTATTTTCCTTTACACTTATACCATTTGCATGTAAACCAAATATAAGGTCTACGTCGTATAGCGTTGGAGTCCAGTGTAAACCATCCCAAGTACACCATATCCAGTTTTTGTTGAATCCATCCCAGTTATATAGCACTTGACTGACTAGGAAGTAGTCGATGAATGGGTTGACAAGGAAGTATTTCTCAAATTCTTCCTTTGTTTGATTGGACTTTAAGTTAGTCAGAGCTTCAGACAAGTGAGTAATATAAGCCTTTACTGATTTACTAAAAGTGTCTGTATCTGACAATTCTTTAGGATTGTCCCCATCATATTTATTCTCATTTATATCCTTTAAGGATTTAGGGTTTCGTATTTCAAACTGCGTCCAATTTATCTTTCCACCCCAAATTTCCGTATTACCAATAATTCCGTCCAAGATGATATTCTCTGTCTTCTTCTTGTCAGCATAATACACTTCCTTGGATTTCTTTAAGTTCCAAGCATATACACCCATCAAAGTTTCCTCTCCGTTACTTTGATTTATCCAAGTAATAATAATCGGGAAACCATCAGGATGACACTTTGCGCCAGTAAAGAAGTCCTTGTTAGATTTACCAATTCCATTTGTAGTGCTATTGTTTGCCAAAATGCTTTCATAAGGGTACTGTTGACCTATTGGGTGAGACTTGTATACCTGCTCCATCAGCCAATATCCTACAATACACTGACCACGGAAGTTATCAACATAGTACTTTTTAAGGTGGAAGCTGTCCTGTTCAGGGAAGTCTCCAAACTTAATATCACTACCATCATTAATGTCTATAGCCATGTTTTTGACATAAAAGTACATCGAGGACTGTCCTTGTGTATTCAAAATAACAGGCTTACGGAAATAGTTTCCATCCTTGTCATTGTACTCTATCTCTGCTTCAATATCATCAGTCTTGGTTGTAGGCAACTTTGGAGCATAGATTCTTACTTGTGCTGCAATACGAGGGATAGGCAATTCTATATGGCTATCCTTGCTGAAATCCGACGGATTATCCATCTTGATGCCGGCAGACTTGAATGCCTCATTAACCTCTTTTGCTGCTTCGTTAGATAATTCAAGGTGCTTAGTTGAAATCTTGTGCTCATGACGTGTACCTTCAGAATCTCTATATCCGAGAATCTTATCTTCTGCATCAGTTGTGATTTCCGTTCTACCATCATGGTCTTCAATATGCTCAAACTCTGTAGGAATAGTCTCAGACTTTACCTTATAGAGATAATGGCTACCATCAGGAGCAATATATCCAATCACCTTACCCTCGGCATCAGTCTCAACAGAAAGATATTCATCATTGACTATTGTAGAAAGATGGGCTGTACGCTCTTTAATGTCTGCTATATCAATAATGGCATTGGCTATAAAGGTACTAATATCAATACCACCAACAACCATGTGACCATCATCAGCACGGAAACCACCAAGAACCTTATTACCTGCATCTATGATAGCATAAAGCCATTCCTCGTTGGTTATTACAGAGTACATTTCATGGTTAGGGAAATATGGATTTCCATCATATTTGATTCCTGCAAGGATTCTGTTTTCAGCATCTACTACTGCAATGATATACTCATCATTAGAAATATAGAAGAAGCTGTCAGCTACATCAAGGTTTATCAACCCCTTACCATCTTCCTTTGGCTGGAAAGTTTTAAGAGCTTCCTTGATAGCCTTAATATCATCAAGCCACTGAGCCTTGGCTGCCCAACAAGTACCATCTTGCTGAATACCAAGAAGAGGATGATTTGCAGCATCAAGAATAACCCAAAGGAACTCCTCGCTTTGAGATATGTGATACATATCATTTTGAGGATAGTATGGCTTGCCAGTTGCTCTGTAGAAACCAAACAGAACCTTATCATCTGAATCTACAATAGCTTTGAGGAACTCTTCGTTCTCAATTATTCTAAAGCACTCCTTTACTTCATCTTCAATGAGAGACTTGCCTTCTTCTTTATCTACCTTTGTATCTTGAAGATTCTTGATTTCGTTGTCTTTGAGTGACTGAATTTTTTTATTTAGAGATTCTGTCAACTCTGTGCGAAGCTGGGTGATAGATTCCTGGATGGCGGTATCGGTAGCGATCAGTTCCTCTATTTTCTTCTGGATAGGACGAGGAATGCCGACTGCCCAGTCGATGCTGCCATCTATACGGATACCCCAAAGGAACTTGTTTTCTGCATCTGTGTAGGCACGCAACCACTCCTCGTTGGTTTCGTAGTGACCGAGATTATTAACAAGTTCATCAATGGCATTCTGAATGTTTAGAGCATCAAGGCCGCTCTGAGTATTGTCGTAGGTTACTGCCGAACCTACAGATGCGCCACCACTGACAGCTATGCCATCTACGGTGTCCTTGATTTGCTTGGTCTTGGTTTGCAGGTCGGAAATATCTTCATCATTAGAAGAGATTTGCCGCTGATGATCTACAAGCGTGCTATCTACATTCTGTATCGTCTCGATGAGATTTTCAGGAAGACCTGCTGCCGCCTTGAAGATTTGAAGCAGTTCCTTGTCGAACTTATCCTGTGTAACGGATTCTGGTGCTAACTTTGAATTAGTAACAGAACCTTCGGCAAGTTTCTCTGTTGTGACAGACTTGTCGTTGAAGTCGGCTGTCTTAATCAGCGGCACCTTCGTTCCAAGCTTTTCATCTTGTCTAAATGTAGGCATATTTTATTTCTTTTGGTTCTGTAGAAGTGAATATTTGAATTTGGACGGTATCGGGAATAACCGAGATACGGAACTCGAAGGACCGGGTGTCCTTGTGGCGACGTATCGGGACGCGAGGGAAATTCCCCTTATCATCTGACTGACGGATAACCACCTTTCCTTTTTCCCTTAGCGTGATTCTTAGAAAAATATCACGGCGAAGAGTAAGGATTGGAGTTACCCACGCAAGTTCATTGGCATCGTATGTGGCTGTTACATTCTCCATATCGTCTTTATTTTGAGGTTTGATTTACGCCTAGCTGTTGCAGGGCGATGGTGTACATCTGGCTAGCCTTGGTATCATCGTAGGCTGAGAGGAGCAGAAAGGCGATATAATAGATGAAAGCATTCTTTAGTTTGTCCGGAATGGAAACATCTGTTGTGGAAGCGTCTGTGCTCACAGACTTAGATACGCCCACATAGGTAATGACCGCCGTTGAAGTCTTGGGCTGCATGAGGATCTTGATTGGATTCTCTCGCATGATGGCAGCCTGTGGGCGATCAATGGTACCCTTGGCGGTATCGTCGTACATCATAAGAGCTTCATCATCGGTGTCCTCTACTGGGGTGACTGCCTTATACCAAGAAGCGCCACGAATGCGGTTGATGGTAATAATCTCCATATTGGAAGGCATGGTGATAACACCGATGTTGTGATTAGAATCAAAATCGGACACCTGAATTGTGTCGGAAGTCGAGCCTATACTCTTGGAATCGGACAGAACAGGCGAAGATGCAGCAGTAATGGCTATCCAATGCAGCGCATCGTTTATCTTCGACTTGATGATGTTGTCCATATACAAATCATCCTTCTCATCGGTGATTTCCGATGTGTTGTTGGATTCCTCGTCTATGCACCAACGTACTGCCTTTATGATTTCCTCTATACTCATTTACACCTTATTATATATATTACTCCTTGCCGTAATCAGGGAAAATAATACCAGCCTTGTCTGCATGTTTCATAGCAGTTTCAAGAGTTCTGCAATCCTTGCCAAAACGGTTGTTTATGTAATTAATAATTTCTTCTGATGTACGGATACCTGTTACCTCCTCTTTCTGTGACTTTTTTGTAGTATTCTTTGCCGGCTCATTTACAGGCTCCTCTTCCTGCACAATATCCGACTCTTCAAGAGTTGTACGAATACAAGTAACCTTTCCGCTCCTTACCAATTCATGGTTATCCAAAAGGTCTTGCGCATATTTGTTGCGAAGAGTAAGCTCTGGGCATTTGCGCATGTAAGTGTTGCCATGAGTAAAGTTGTAGCGCATAGAATTACCGCCAGCACCGGAAATCGTAAGGCTTACATTATTACACAGCTCGTTATATCTATATGTCTTAATCATTATTTTGTATTTTAATAACAAAGGGACAGGGCTATTAACTCCTGCCCCTCTGCGTGATTTTATATATTAAAGATGAAAAAGATGCCTTATGCAGCAACGTCCATGCCGGCATACAAGTTCCACTTAGTACCATCGTACTCATAAACCTTACCCTTCTCGTAGGTTGTCTCATCCTTGGTGTAATCCTCTGTTAAAGCCACCTTCATGCCCTTAGCAGCAGTATCAGGGAGAGTCTTCAGAGATATGATGCTGTTCACGATGCCAGTAACACCAAGGTTAGTGATGAATGCCTCTGGACCAACCAAGATAGAGTTGTAGCCACGAAGAGCAATACAATCTGCCTCAATGTGCATGTATCGCTTAGCCTCACGTGGATCGTAGCCATCCTTGCTCATGTCATTGGTCTTATCCTTACCCTTCTCCTTCACGTAGTGACGAGCACCCTTCAAGTCCATACCAACCATGCAGTCTTCCATGTGCATCATGTCAAGAGTCTGATCCCAAACGAAATCAATAGTACCATAGTTGTCAACGTAGCGAGAGAAAGTAATGTCGATTTCCTTGTGAGTAGAAAGAACCTCTGTGCGACCCTTTGGAATCTCAATGTTCATCAGGCGCTTGATTGCGTTCTTGCCACAGAACATATAGATGTGGTCAGACTCAGAGAAGTCTGTGAACATCAACATACTGATAGCAGTCAAATCCTCGTACTTGTAAACCTCACCGATACCATACTGGTTAGTCAGCTGATTCAAGATACCCTCTGCGAAGTAGGTGTACTCATCAGCACCGTCATTGGTAGTAGAGTGAATGCGAGCCTTGGTACCCATCCAATAAGAACGCTCAGCACGCATCTTGTACTTGTTGAGTGCATCTTCCTTCATATCCTTCACTGTATGAGGAATTTTCTTCTTCATGGTCTCGAAGTCCTCGGTGAAGACGATAGAGAATGCTCGCTTCTGGAGATAAACATCAGCAGAACGTGGCTGGTAGTTCTCAGCAGGAACCTTCATCTGAGACTCAGAGAGAGCTGTAGAAGCTGCCAAAATAACTGTACCAACAGGAATGTTCGGGCAAGTCATGTTTTCCAAGAACTCGCAATCGGCACCCTCCTCATTAGCCTTACCATTGATAGCCTGCAAGGTAACCTCAGTACCTGACTTATTGGCGCTGGTAACAAAGAGAACCAAACGACCTTCACGAACTGTAGTAGAGCCACGCTTGTAACCAGCTACGGTAGGAACGATAGCAGTAGAACCCTCGTAGAATGGCTTCAAAGAGCCTGAGAAGTTTGTCTTGGTAAGCTTGATGGAAGCACCAGTAGCAATAGGCTGTGTAACCTCACCGTCCAAGGTCTCACCACCATAGCGTGCGTGTTTCTTCTTGTAGCCAGTACAAGGAACAGTTGTGGTAAACTTCTTGACGATAGAAAGGAGAGGTGTATGATATGGGCGGAACTTGGTCTCACCCGTGTCCCAGTCTTCCTCTTCAAGACCGCCTCGGTCCATCTGTGTAGCAGAAGCCTGCGTACCAGTCAAAGACTGACCAGCAGCTTTACCACCAGGGGCAAGCATGTCGTTCTTATCCTTATCTACCTGCTCATTGGCAGCTGTCTCTTCGGTTGTTGCTGGCTTAGAACCCGGCTCGTTCAAATCAGGTTCAACATCATCACCAACAGCCATTGCGCCACCGCCTGTAGCAACTGCAAGAAGCATCAGAATCATCTTAAAGATGAACTGACGATTAGAAAAATAATTTGAAATTTTCTTCATTTTATACATATATTTATGGATTAATAATCTTGTGTTAACCTATATCATCAAAGAAACTGGATGCTCTCTTCTTAGTTTTCTTCTTAGCTGGTGCGTTTCCTGCACCCGAACTAGAAAGTGAAGGAGGAATACCCTCGTTTGCGGAAGAGCGCACCTTATTCTGAATCTTCTCGTTTCGGGCTTGCATAGCCGCCTCGTCGCGCGCCGAAGTGATGTCGGAATCGTAGTTGTTGGCGTTGTGGAGCATCTTCCAAATATCATCTGAAATATCGCCACTCTCTACCTTGTCGTGAATCTCGTAAATCTGGGACCACATATCCTGCGCATCATCGGGATAGAGCTTCATCAGACGTTCAAGCGACTTGCGCATGTTGGCAGTAACCTTCTCGGCAGCCTCGTTCTGTTCAGCCACGTCCTTGTTATGCTTGGCGAGAATCTCAGCGAGTTTCTTGCCGCCTTCAGGATCATCAAGCAACGTCTTCACGTCAATACCCAAACGAGCCATCGCATCAAACGGATTGTCGTCCGGATTTTTATCCATATCCATCGCCAGAGCAGCGAGCCACTTGTGCTTATCGAATACTTTAGACAATGCCTTACCGCTCTGTTCGTACTGTCCGAGCAGATCAGCATCATCATTCATTGCCGCATAACGAGCTTCCTTGTCTTCGAAGTCGATGTCGGAGTGACGATTGGAGAAACGCTTGGAGAAAGCTGTACGATTAGGGCGCTCATCTACAGACGTTTCATCTGTAGCAGCCTCAGCAGGTGGAGCCTGTTGTGCGCCACCTTCCTCATTCATCTGTGCTAATTCTTCTTTTGTCATATCTCTATAATACTGTTTGAAACTTTTCGGCAAAAATGCAAATAATTCGAAGAAGTTTTGCCGTGCTCCAACCTTGCGCTTGGTGGTTGGTTGGAACACGGCAAAGAAAGCCATGTTTTTGCCTATTTTTGCGCCTATAATTAATAATGTATAAGAAAATGGCAAAGGCAAGAATACTGACACTTAGCAAAGTGATGCCTCAACATAACAAGTATGACTCGGTTAAGGCTCGCAAGCGAAGACAAGAACACGGCAAGGACGAGGAGTTACTCAGCCGATGCAGAAATGCTTGGAATAACCTGAGCGGTGTGCGAGAAACGAGGGCGAGAACGATGCGCTACTGTATGGGCGACCAATGGAGCGACACCATCAGAGTATACCATCATGGCTACTGGGAGGAAATGACAGAGCGCACCTATATGGAGAGGCGCAACCAGACACCTATGAGCAACAACATCATGGTGAGCATACTGGAATCTATTGCCGGTCTTTATGCCAAGCAGGGAACGGAACCGGTCTGCTTTGCAAGAGATAGCGACTCCCGACAACTGAGCGACATGATGAGTGCGACGATGCAATGCAACTGGCAGACAACGTACATGCAAGATGTGCTGAACCACGCTATTAAGGACTATCTTATGGGCGGTCAGATGTTTGTCAGGGAGAGTTGGGAGGCGAAGGAACTAGAAATGCCCGACTCATGGACAGACGCGATGGAACCAGACCACATGTTTTTTGAATGCGGCAGCGATACACGACACAACGACGTGAGCCTTATCGGTGTACTACATGACGTGAGCCGAGAAGACTTGTATCAGAAGTTTGCCAAACAGGAATATGGGCTTACAGAAGAAGATCTGAACGCCATCTTTGATATTTATCCTTCGGACGATAACAGCTACGGCTATGAGTTTAACGAAGAGAAGGCGTTGGAGAATCTCAGTTTTGACCATAGCAACAAGGGAAGACATTACTCTAGAGTGATTGAGGTGTGGACCACGGAAACCAAGCCAAGACTGCAATGCTTTGACCCGATTGCGACCACAGGAACCGGTGCTTACTTCCGCATAGATTTGGATGATACTGCGATGATACAGAAGCTGCGCAACGACAATATGAAGCGCAAGCAGCAGTATGACGAAATGGGTATAGCGGAAGAAGACAGGGCGTATATCACCAGCGAAGAGATTGCAGATAAGTACTGGTATTATACCTACATGGCGCCAGACGGAACTATCCTCTGCCAGGGCGAAACTCCATACGATTATAAGAGCCATCCTTTCACTATGAAGCTATATCCGTATATCAACGGAGAAATTCATCCGTTCCTTGCCAACATCATAGACCAGCAGCGATACATCAACCGACTGATTGTTATGAACGACATGGCTATCAGAAGCAGTTTCAAGGGATTCAAGATGATTCCTACGAATGTGCTTAACGGCAGAACACCAGAGCAGTTTATGGAGGAGGCGGTAGAGTATGACGGATGGATATTCTACAAGCCATCGGTAAAGACACCGAATGCGAAACCTGAAATTATCACATCGAATGCCGTGAACATCGGTACAAATGAACTCTTGCAGATAGAGCTGAACCTGATTCGAGAGGTTACCAACGTGAGCGGTGCTTTGCAGGGTAAGACTCCATCGGCAGGAACTTCGGCAGCGAGATATGCACAGGAAAGCCAGAACGCAACCACGTCTATGTATACCATCCTTGCCGACATGGACGTGTTTACGGAGAAGCTGGCAACCAAGAAGTGCATGACTATCCAGCAATATTACGAAGACGGAAGAAAGGTTTACGACCGGAACTTCAATGCAATATATTACTACGACCGCCTTTCGGCAAGAGATATACACTTCAAGATCAGCATCAAGAATGCAGCAGCTACAGCAGCCTTCAACACGATGCAAAACGATACGCTTGACAAGCTTCTTGAAATGGGCGGCATCAACATCATCCAATATCTGCAGAACCTCAACGCACCATTTGCAGACAAGTTGCTTGCCAGCGTACAGGAGCAGCAGGCTCAGCTCGAACAGATGTATCAGCAGCAACAGGCAATGGCTATGCAGCAAGGTGGTGGTAAGGTAGAGAACGGAATTGTGCAGGGTGCAGACCAGAATGCGGTAGCACAGGCACAGAGTGCATTAGGATATAACAGAGCAGCATAAGGTATGGAAGTACAGATAACGATAGAAATGGAGAAGGTGATGAGTGAGGTGAACAAACACTTCGCTCTCATCGGAAAACGCCTGAAAGATAAGAACGGCGATACGATGTTTGCCAAGACCACCCTATCTTCGGAAGAGAAAGGTATCATGAAGCAGTATATCAACGCTGCGGCAGAAACATTTGTAGCAGAGCTGGCACCACAAGTAACCTATTACAAGAACGGAGACGCGATGGTTATTAAGTTCGAAAACAGCAGATGGGCAGACGGAGAAGACGGTATTACCGTTCCATTTGAAGGCAACTTCATCGGGTATTTGATAGCCTATGTATCGAATGCTGTGTTGGGAATGACAGAACCAGACCTAGCCAAGAAGTATGCGGAGGACATGGCTAATCATATAGCAGCTGCCATTAAGCTGATTTATCACAAGACTCCACCGGCAAGTAGAAACATGAGCCTGGCAGACATGACAGGAGAAGTAATCATTGACTAAAAAAGGAAAAGATATGATCATAAAATTTCAAATCATCAAATCGGTAGTGATTGAAGCGGTAAAGGCAACAACCTACCTGAAAGCAAAGATAGATACTGCGGCAGACAACAATGCTGCAAAAGTAGGCTTTAACGAGGCTGCTGGCGACGACCAAGTACACGAAAGAGTGCTGACGCATGACTTCGATACTTCGCTGGAGATTGTGAAGACGATTCTTGCCGAGTATCTTGTGCCGAACGCACAGACCATAGGAGACAACATCATCTATTACGGCAACAAGACGGATGATGTGGTAGAGTTTACCATCAACGCTTCACGAAGATGCAACGGAACGCTGACCGATACACTTGCCCGACTGGTGGCAAAGTATGTGGAAGACTACATGACCTTCCAATGGTGGACGAGAACCACGAATCTGAAACAGGCTGAGATTTACCAAGCATCACTCGCCATTGACGAGCAGAGCATCAGAAGATGTTTCGTTCTGAGCGGTCCGGCAGTTCCTACTGTTCCTTACACACAACATCTGACCGCCAAGGTGGACGGAAGCGAAGAGGACGGAGCTGTAGCCATACGTATTGACGATATGGAAGTTACCCTATCCTACTCTATTGATGAAGGAACCATTGATGATATTGAGGCAAGAAGCAGCGACCCTAGTATACTGGAAGTACACAGAAGTAAGGAGCCACATGCTTTCTGGCTGAAGCCTATCAATACAGGTGTAGCAATCATCACTCTGTTCTCCAGACACAGCGACAAACTGGAAGTAGAAGTAGAAGCAACCGTAGCAAAGGAGGTATAAGATGGAGTTTAACAAATTACACCCAACACATTTTATCCGAGAGAGAGGATGGAAGCCCGAGCCAAATCCTTTCTTGCCGAAGCCACGAAGAGCAGGGCACGGCTATTGGGATAAGCACATCTTTATCTATGCCACACAACTCTGGTATGATATTGATGCAAACACCAACATGGTAGGACGCGCAAGACGGAACATGAAGGACGCACAAGGCGAAGACATTCCGACAAGCGAGAACGATCAGGAACGTCCGCTCTTTTACCGTTGGTTTGACAAGTATATTAATAAGGTGGAAGCGAATCTGTCTGCCTATGTGATGAAACCAGAAGGAAGGGTAAGAGATAATGCCCTGAGAGAATGGGATGAGAAGGAGATATGGCTGAAATTTCCCGACTACTGGGATGATACTAAATATGATGCACTCGTCAAGCTGATACACGACTATATCGTGACCGGTGCGCTATACGAATACTTTATGCGCACATTGACGAGCAAGGACCCTCTGACGATAGACCAGATGAACCAACTGGACGAACTGGAGATAGACATCATAGACTGCGCCAACTCAACCAAGCCGGGCAGCATGATTCATACTCTGAAACCCTTCGGATAATAAAAAGCGAGCGTATGGAAGATTTTGAAATGTATGGATTTAAGTCTGTAAGGGAGATACAGAAAGAGAAGAAGGAGAAGGTAAAGAAACTTCTCCCTGCAAGGAAGAGTGCCCAAAAGGAATATATACGTGACTGGCTGGCAAGGAGCCAAGAGCAGTTTGAGGATTGTATGAACCAACTGGCAGAGTATGATCCTAAGACATACGTCACCATCTACAAAGACCTTACCAAGCACATGATACCAAAGCAGACAGAAGTAAGCGTTACCCACGGAATAGATGCAGACTTCAAGCAGCTTATGGCACTCGGTATGACAACCGTAGAGGACGAAGACGAGGCAGACGTGCTGGATATAAGCAAAGCACCCGAGATACAGGATGCAGATTTCGAAGAACTAAACGATTTAACGGATGGCTCTAGTAACTGAACAGGAAATAGATAATCTCGTAGCGGAAAATCAGGAGCGATACGATGAGATTTATGGCACCTACGACCCTATGACAGGCGAAGGATGCTATAACTTTGAGCATCGTGTGCTGATAGAACTATCCGATTTCTTCATTCCCAAGATGTGGGTTCCGAAGAAGACTGCCAAATCTGTTCTGTTCAGAGGTCTGAGAAAGATGGGCAGTTTGAAAGACTACATCAACTACGTGCTGCACCAGAAGGATGATGCCCAGCATTTCCAAATGCTTACCTTTGCCATCTGCAGAGTGAGGTTCATGGAAGACCCCGAGTTTGCCCTATATGTGACCGATAAGATTGAGGATAAGAAGACCGGTAAGATGATTCCTTTCAAGCTGAACTATCCTCAGAGAAAGCTACTGAAGATTATGGAAGACCTGCGGAATGCCCACAAACCGGTGTTCGTGGTTATTCTGAAGGCACGTCAGTGGGGCGGCTCTACCCTATCACAGCTTTACATCAAATGGATTCAAGACTACAGGCGCGATGGTTGGAATGCTATTGTGCTTGCCCAACAGAAGAATACCGCCAAGAAGATTAAGGCTATGTACCGAAAAGCTTTGGAGCGGCAGCCGGGGTGGACCGTGGGGCATCAGGGCGCAAAACTCCAGTTCTCGCCATACGAAAATTCTCCCGACGACTTTCAGGTAACGGATGGTGTGAAGGCAATCAGACGAAGTACGCTGACTGTAGCATCATTCGAGAACTTCGATTCTGTGCGTGGTAGTAACTTCCACTGCGCCCACTATTCGGAGGTAGCCTATTGGAAGAAGACACCAGAGCATGATCCTGAGGGTGTGATTTCATCTATCTCCGGTGGTATCGACCCATTGGAAGACAACGTGGAGATATTCGAGAGTACCGGTAGAGGTAACTCTGGTTTCTTCTACGACAAGTGCCAGTTGGCCATGGACCCAAAGAATAATGATGCTTATTCGTTCCTCTTTATTCCTTGTTTCTTCATCGAAAAGGATATGACTCCTGTAGAGAACAGAAGAGCATTTGCCAAGTGGCTTTTGCAGAACAGAGACCGAAGCACCTGTCCGAAGGGTTATCGTGAGACCGGCAAGTTCTTCTGGCGAATGTGGCAGAAGGGTGCCTGCTTTGAGGCGATAGAATGGTACAGAAACTACAGAAACAAGTTTACTACCCATGCGGCATGTGCTACCGAGGCTCCTATTGATGAGGAAGATGCGTTCAGAAACTCTGGCAGACTGGTATTCAATCCTTATTCTATAGACGATATGCAGGCTATGTATAAGCAAGACCCTAAGTTTACTGCCGACATCGTAGTGAACATCAGCGTGAAGGATGATAATACCATTCCGAACTCGAAGGTGAAGCTGAGAGACGATGGAGAGGGAGACTTGAAGATTTGGGCTGTGCCAAACTGTCTGCAAGTGGAGAACAGATATTTGGTGAGCGTGGATATTGGCGGTAAGAGTACGACATCGGACTATACCGTTATGACCGTGATAGACCGATTCGGTATGATTCCTACGGTGAAGGGCAAGCCAAAGGTAGTAGCTAGATACAGAGGACATGTAAGACATGACAAGCTGGCATGGATGGCTGCTGCCCTAGCCCATTATTATGATGATGCGCTTCTGGTGATAGAGAGTAATACGGCCGACCGAGAGAAGAACAATAACACGGAGGGTGATCACTTTCTGACTATTCTGCAGGAGATTGCCGACTACTACGATAATCTGTATCAGAGAACGAGCAGTTCGGAGAATGTGGAAGACAACGTACTGGCGAAGTATGGTTTCCAAACCAACAAGCTGACGAAGCAACAGGTGATTGATAACTTGGAAGAGTTTATTGATGATAACCTGTATGAGGAGCCAGACAAGGAAATGTATCATGAGTTGCGCATCTATGAGCGACATGATGATGGCAGCTTGGGTAACATCGTTGGTAACGGAAACCATGATGATGTGGTAATGAGTACCGGTATCGGTCTCTTTGTAAGTCTTACGGACATGGAGAAGCCTAGCTGGAAGAAAGCGGAAAGAATAAGCCGTGGTGGTGATGGTGTTCATACGGCGGCGAAAATTTAGGGGGAGTGTTGAATGTTAAATGTTGAATTATTATGGAAAGAAACTTAGAAAGACAAACTTTGAGCTTTAGCAAGGGCATGACGAATGTGCCTAGCGACTTGCTTTCAGATGATTCTGAACTGCTGGAGAGTGACGGATTTATCTTTAAGGATGGGGAAATGAAGGCGGTACAGAAACCCAAATATGTAACAAACGGCAGACCTATATTATATATTCACAAAGGCGCTGATTACAGAACATACGTCATGCTCAACCAAAAAAGCAAATACAATAAAGACGAAAAAGATGAAATTATCTTTGCTAAAAGTAAAGAGGATGGAACTATCGAGTCTGGGCCATGGCAATCATTCGAAATAGATGTTGAAATCTATGATGTAAATAGCTCAGGTAATACGGTGGTTGTTACTACAAGTGGCGGGTTGTACTATTTTGTATACAAGTCTAAGACCTACAAGTTTCTGAAAGATTTTCCTGAACTAACATATCAGTTTTCTTTCGAGAAACCGAGTTATGCAGGTTCGTTTCGACCAGACGAGTACGACAGAACTCTCATGAATGTAAGCAACTGCGTTGACAATACGGCAAACCAGACGATGTATTATGATGCGAACGGAGCATTTATAAAACAAGGAGGAACAGAACCTAGTGGCATGATCCAAACAGGTCAATTCCATTATTTTTGGATTAAGTCAGATGGAACTAATGGTGCAAAATATTACAATGAGTTCCAGGAAACCGTACAGGGTCATGTGATGCAGGCGATTAATTGGGTAAAAAGCAAGAATATGTTTGCGTTTCCTTTTTTTATCAGGTGTGCATTCAAGCTATATGATGGAAGTTATACGAAAATAACAGCTCCTATCATCTGCTATCCTACTGTAAACAGAAATTGCCGATTTAGTGGAGCAACATTTGAAAACAAATACTATAACGATTTAAATCAAATGACTGGTACAGAAAGCATTTTCTACTTTATTGAATATAGTGAGCTTAGATTTAAATTCGGTTCGATAAGCGAAGATTGGAAAGACATCATCAAGGAGATTGTCGTTTTTGCTACAGAACAGGTTATTCCGTTCGAAATCAGTAAAGGCTGGCGTTTTTTATCTCCTAACGACACCCATAGAAAGCCATTTGCAAACTATGGATTTTCATCATACAAAGAAGATGTATTTAATTATGACATCCCTTCGAAAATTATTCCTCATAGCGAGATACAGCCGACGTACAAAACGGACCAAGATATAATAGAAGAGCTGAAAGGTAAGACGCAATTCTATAAATTATTCTCTGTCGGAATCAATACGAATGGGTTAGGAGAAGGAGGAGAATGGCTTTACTCTGTGAACGGAACACATTACGGGCAGCCGACATTCATTGCAGACGGAGTAGTAAGCAACCTGTCTACACAAAGCCAACTGAAAGTAGACGATTACTATAGCTGGGCAAAGCTTACCTCAAAAAAGATTTATACTTACAATAACCGCCTACACCTTTATGATGTAGAGCGCTACCCTTTTGCCGGTTTCAAAAAGCTCGTCGGAAGAGAAGGTTTAGCAAGCGATAATAATTATATAATGTATACGCATATTGTATCAAATTGGGTTGATACCTGGACTATGAGAGTAATAGGCATAAGTGACTCTTTCTTGCGTGGCTGGTTTTATTATCCGGATCCTAATGCAAAAGAAATCATATTGTACGGCTCTGGCAAGTATCTGAACATACCTCTAACAGAACACCCTTTTCTGAACGGAGCTTATTCTTTTACCAACCTTCCTTCAAAAGACGGCGATGCAACTTTTGAAACTATAACAGAAGAAGAGCTTCTGGAAAAGATAAAAAACATGAATGTTCCTGAGGTTTTAAACTCACAGATATTTACTTCTGTCGTAAACAATCCATTTGTTTTCGAGGCATCGGGCGATAATACGATAGGTACAGGAAAGATAATAGGAATAGTTGCCAACACGGAAGCAGTGAGCCAGGGACAGTTCGGTCAATATCCTCTTTTAGTGTTTACTGATGAAGGAATATACGCAATGAGCGTAACATCAGAAGGTCTTTATGGAAGCGTTCATCCTATTTCAAGAGAAGTATGTAACAATCCGGATAGTATTACGCCAACAGACAGGCTTGTATACTTTACATCTGACAAAGGACTTATGGCTATATCTGGTGGTACCGCAAAATGCGTAAGCACGTCAATGAGCGGGAAGATTCCAAAGAACTTTAAGAAGCTACAGACAGAAAGTTTCTTGGATTTCTTGAAGAATTGCATTATAGCTTATGACTATAGAGATTCGCTGCTGAGAATATACAAAAAGAGTAAAGGTTGGTTTGAGAATGAATCGGGAGAACAGGACTTTGATGAGAATGAGAAGATATACTATATATATAATATGGTAGACGGAACATTCGGCATGTCTGTAGCAGATGCGCCTATTGACAAAATAGCAAACGACTATCCGGACAACGTTGTGCAGGATATTGCCATGTCTATCTACACGTTGACAGGAAAGCCAGACATCAACGAAGATACGGAAAGCTATAGCGGATCATTTACTACCAGACCTTTGAAACTGGGCGGCAGCATGACGTTGAAATCGCTGAGAGCGGTGAAGCATCTGTTTGATTCGGACGAAGGTACGATTGGGCTGGAGATATACGGAAGCAACGACTGCAAGCACTGGTGCAAGCTGCCAAGCGTCGGCGGCAAGCCTTGGAAATATTTTACTTTCAAGTACACGCTGCAGAACTTCAAGGCTGCTGATGCCTTTGCTGGAAGTATAGTAGAGGTACAAAGCAGACGAGAAGACAAAATGAGATAATTCTTTCATACGCGCTAATTTATGATAACATGAAAAAGGCGGCTGCTCATCACGAGTGGTCGCCTTTAAAATTATCTAAAATTACATTTTTTAAAACATGATTCTCTTTATATGTGTGTTATCTGTTTTTGATATTATTTATGCAATACGCTACGATGTAGCCTAATACGAAGCAGTAAAGATGGAGAAGTCCGTTCACATTACTCAGTATCATTGTGAACAGGATGAACGGCATCGCTTTCTTTAATGCCTCTTTCCATCGTCCTGTCTTACCCCACATCAAACCAAAGGATGCGAACAGGAAACCGGAAAGCCCCATTGTAGGCTGACTAACATACATGGGCAGCAGACTAGCGACAGAGGCAACAGCCAGAGAAGTGACTGGTTTCATATAGTTCTTTATCTGCCAAAGCACCAGCAGGTTTACGGAAAGATGAAAGCCGTTGGCGTGGAAGAAGCTATACAGGATATGATTCTGCCAAGGGCAACCGGGATAGAAACCGACGTGCCAAGTACACAGAACGATGCAGATGATGCTAAGCACCAGCTTTGTGCGAAAGTTTCTTCTTACGAAGGTCCATTTCTCTGTAATTTTTCCCATATTTCTTATAGTAAGCGAAAATGAATTTGAGATTACTTGGCTGGATAAAGAACTCGGGGGCAGGCTCAGAAACAAGGAACTGGCATATAAACCATAAAGATTTGCCTACGAACTCCTTGCGCTGCGTCATTTCGTTCATCCTATTGAAGAGAGTATAGTATAACTTCTGCCGAATCGGCTTCATGCTATCCACCTTTGAGAAATCACCGACTGCCATTCTGCGGAGTATATCCCAAGCTCTTTTGGGAGAAACATAGTATCTGGGAGCAGGAGAATGGACCACCTTTTCCCAAGCCTCCTGTTGGGAATGGCAATTAGGAGCTATCTCCCGATACGCCTTCATCAGATCATCCCTCTGTCTGTCAATCAATTCGTAATTTGCTCTTGCCATATAAATGCTACATTAAGATGTTGCAAATATACATATTATTTAGAATATGACCAAATAAGCACATAAAGATTTAAATAAGTTTAATATTATGTTGGTTTTCATGGTGTTACGAAAGAAAAAGTTTAACTTTGCAACAAAATGAGATGCAAACCTCAGAAACAGTTAACAAAAGGTAAGATTAAGCCATAAAATCATAACAAAATGAGAACAAAACAGGAATCACCTCTCTCGAAAGAGGAGGAAGCCTTAGTAATGGAAGGCTTATTGAGTAGGAAGATTTGGAGGTTCTATGAACTTCTAGCAAAGTGGGCACCCATACCATTGATGTTAGGTCATTGGTACGGCGTATGGGACTATGGGCATTATCCCTAGACCTACCATAATAGATACCAACTATAGCGGCAACTGCATCATCTGGATTTACATACTGGCGTATATCTATATGCCTTTATCCATGATTCCGGTTAGTTTCTTTTTCAGATACTGCTGGATTTATCGCATTCCGTTCTTTTATTTCTTTGGTATCAACGCTATCAGATTGTATTATCAGCACTGGCTCATCACTCCCGAGCAGCTGGAGATGCACCATGTGTTTATCATATTCACTTTAATGCTTTACGCTTATGGATTTATCAAAATCGCTCTATCGAATAGCAGAATCTGCCTTTGGGATGCTAAGAAACGATGAGTGTGGGTTTACAGAGGAAGAAGAGAGGATTGTGCAGAGGAATCTTCTTTACTGGATGGAAAGAAAGCATCACTTTGACGAGCAACTGGGCAGAGCCTGCATCGCCAACATCTATTATTTTGATGATGATGTTCACAAAAAGTATGCTCCTTACTTCGGGTTTGATGAGTTGAAGGAGGACTATGAAAGGTTATCATGGAACATACCGGACTACAACTTCTGGGATTTTGCGGTAACGATGAATAAGATGTATGCTGACCATATAGACGTGGTTGGCAAATGGTCGAAGAACAAAGACACCACAAGAAAAAGGATTTCGGAACTTGCTATCAGTTTCCTCTGTGACGAATCGACAAACCACCCTACAGATAAAATCTGGTGGTACATGAACAGCTAAGTTGGAACACGGCAAAAGCTATTGAAAAGCCTTTTATCTTTGTAGCCATTAATCAAAAATAATGATATATGGCAGAGATAGTACATACATTTTTACAAGAGCACCTGTACAGATCGGCATTGGTTATTGCCATCTGCATGGGTGCTCTTATCATTTCTATGGGCGTGGACCTGTTCTTTGGCATCAAGAAAGCGAAAGAAAACGGACTGGCTACGACAAGTACAGGATTCAAGAAGACTTGCGACAAGGCGAGGAAATACTTCTCTCCCTTCATGGTGACGGTCTGCATAGACCTGATAGCCTGTACGGTTCTCCCCTTCCCTGTCTTCTCTATGATTTGGGCAGGCTATTGCGTGTTCTGTGAATTTGTAAGCGTAAGAGAGAAGAGCTGGCAGAAGGCTGAGATACGGAAGCAGGAGAAGACGGTAAGCATTCTTCTGGAGAACAAAGAAGACTTGGCCAGAGCTTTTGCTGAGATTATAAAGGAGCAGGGAAAGGAGGAGAAGAAATGAGACTGATTAAGAGAATTTTTGTTCATTGCAGTGCCTCTTCTCAGAAATGGGGCGTGAAGGAGCTTTGGGATGAGTTTAAGCGAAAAGGTTGGAATAACCCAGGCTACCATTATGTGATTACTGCTGATGGTGGGATTCACCAGATGCTGCCGGTAGAAATGGTTAGCAACGGTGTGAAGGGATATAATGCTACGGCTATCAATGTGGCTTATGTTGGCGGCATCAACAAGAAGGGAAAGGCGGTAGACAACAGAACTGAGGAGCAGAAGAAATCGCTTATCACTCTGCTCACTCAGCTGAAGAAGAAATATCCGGATGCTGAAATCTTGGGGCACAGAGATATTTCGCCCGACAGGAACCATAACGGCGTAGTGGATCCTTGGGAGAGAATCAAGGAGTGCCCTTGCTTTGACGCTAAAGTTGAATACAAAGATATATAGCTTATGAAATGGTATGACATAAGGTTTTGGAAATTGGCTTGCATCGGGCTGGTGATTGGAATTATCCTATTGGCATTTACAGGATGCAAGACGAAGGAATATATCAAGATTCCTTCTGTTAGAACTGAATACGTATGCAGAACTGATACTTTTGCTAAGTTGGATAGTATCTACATGAAGGATTCGGTATATGTTTTTCAGAAGGGTGATACGGTTTTCCATAATAAGGTGGTTTATCGGGACCGGTATCATAATATATATAAGGTGAAGACGGACACGATCATCAAGAGGGATTCTGTAGCCGTGCCTTATCCTATAGAGCGGCAACTGACGAAGAACGAGCAAAGGCTGATGTCGCTGGGCAGATGCTATATCGCCTTTCTGTTCGTACTGGCGGCTTGCGCGATTGGGTTCACTCTCTGGTATAGAAACAAAAAGTGCTAGCTTATGGCGAAGATTAGCGAAGAACTGCAGATGATTGATTCGCTCCTGATGGAATTTCATGAGCGGATTCAGAGCGGAAGATGCTTAACTAACAAACAGCAAAATGCTTTCATGTTAGATTTTCTGCACCGCATAGCCAACAAAGACGAGCCTATCAGCAAGGCTGAGGCATGCGGATATGTTCATGTTTCTAGGGCTACCTTTGACCGCCTTGTGAAAGAAGGCAGGCTGCCAAATGGTAAAAAGCGGAAAGGATGGACCGAGCTAGTTTGGTACGAAAAGGATTTAGATAAATATATAGATAGATTGGTATAGATTTTACTTTTTTATTTTTGTTAGTTGTATTAATTAGGTTTTAAGTAGATTGTTTCATTGCGAAAAGAAATCCCCACTCGGCTGTGATAGCTGGGTGGGGATTGTGGGTTATTTATTTCATGAATGCCATCCAAATAGTTTGGTTCTTGATGGTGGTACGGTGCCCGAATATAGGTTTGTAATCGGTGATTGCCTTTAGCACATCACTAACCTTTATCTGTTGCTCGTTCCACTTAAAAATGAGTGTTCCGTTTGTTTTCAGCACCCTCATGCCCTCATGGATAGAATCGTTGATGAATGCTTGCCAATTTTCGGGCAGCTTACCATATTTCTTGCATAACCATGAGTTCTGTCCTACTTTTAGCAGATGAGGAGGGTCGAATACAACCATATTGAATGTTTCATCTTCGAATGGCAAATTAGTGCAATCGGCTATCATATCGGGTTGTACGTCTAATTTGCGTCCATCACATAATGTGTCGTGATATTCTCTTATGTCGGTAAAAAGAACCTGTGGGTCTTGCTTATCGAAATAAAACATACGAGATCCGCAACACATATCTAATATTCTTTGTTTCATACGCTATAATCATTTAATTCCCTTACATTGTTTAATAACCGTCTCATTGAAAGACAAATTATAAGCATGAGTATCTGTAACACCTTCAGACTCTTTATATTTGTCAAGAATAGAATCCCTTATTTCGTCAATATAAGGCTTATCTAAAAGTTTGAACATGATGACATTAGTCCAATCGTCAATTCTCCTATTTGGATTATCAATATCATCTTTATACCAACCAGATTTTCGCCCACTATATTTATGTGGAACAAGATATTCTGCTACCATTGGTATTGCGATAAATCCATCATTCTCCATAGTAAGAACCAATACCCAATCAAGCTCAATTCCAAGTTTTTCCATCTTGAAATACTCTTTAATTGGCAACCATCCCTCTAACTTCATTCGCTCAATAAATAAGTTAGCTACTCCTGCTCCTATAATTTCTTCGTGCATACTTTCCATTTTTATTTAATTTTACGTGCGATACTATAAGTATTCTCTATATGTCCATTATTACAACAATGTGTATAAAAATACTTATCTGCCCAATACTCAAGTGCTTCTATAATACCATCGTCACTATCTTTGCACTTAGAATCAATGGTAACTCTAATACTTACTTCAAATTCTCTTGCCATAACTATTCCTCCTCTTTTATTTTCTTAATCTCATTGTATAATTCCATAAGTTGTTTCTTGTCAACCCACACATCTTTATTGGGGTCAATAAAGAAACCGTATATAGAATACAATTCGCCCTTGTCGTGTTTGTGTATTTGAATCATAATCTATTCCTCCACTTTTACGCCAAATGGAGTGCCATCGGCAAAGGTGTAATCATTAAAAATTCTCTCATAACTGAATAGAGAATCATTAATGCCAACTCCTACGCCAGCCGAAACATTTGTAAGCATATAATACCCACATTTTGTATCTTTAAACTTCATCCACCCGAAAGGCTGATGTTTCTGCATCACCAGCCAACACTCCTCAGCATCCTTGAATGGACGGTACCTTGGTTTAGGCTTGATGCGATAGCAATCTTGAAAGTCTATGAGTGAATCAAGATTTAAGCCATCTTCGTCACCATCTATATCTATCCAACCATTGCCATTCTTGACTTGGATGGTCTTACCATCTATCATTGCCTGAAAGATAGGCATTAATATTTGAATTTCTCCTTTATAAATTTTCTCCATATTCTAGTCCTCCAATTTCTTAATAGGTTTCCAATGAGTGATACGAGCCATTCTCCCTTCCCATAAGATGATGAAGTCATTATCATCTTTTGGGACGGTAGTGCATTCCACTCTTCTGTTTTTGAAAACATTATCAGGAGCCATCTTGCTTGTTACAAAAACTTCTTCTCCATAAGGTGGCAACCCATCCTTAACAGATACCCAGTCTGACTTATCTATTTCCTTGATGACTTCTCTACAGATATTGCCTAGCTTAATAAACTCCTTAAATGACTTTGGTTGCCAATTATGGTTATAACATTGGTCGCAGTAATTCAATACCTGCTCTATCAGCTCTTTAACTTTCTTCTTATCCATAATCACTTTGATTAAATATCATTTCTTACACATTCTCCAACTCTTTAAGTGCATCATGCAAATTGATAATCGCTTTTTCAAGTTCTTTCTGTCTGCCTTCTATTATCTTTGTCTTTTCATCAAAGATAGCAGAACAGGCATATACAGAAGCTACTTGCATTACAGCATATTGTATTTTCTCAATAGCTTTTTCTTTACTCATTGCTTACCCTCCTTTTTTCTGTTTCTTTCTATGTGCTTTAGTTGCGCAATACTTATATTGCCATATCGTTTATACATACCTTTAAGATATGCAATATAGCTACTTAATGTTATTTTACTTGCATCCATATTCTCTTCTTTTTATCCTCTCCCTTTTGCAGGAGAGAGTGGTTAGTTACTCTATTACTTCCTCGTAAGTCTTGGCGAAAATATCAGGCTTACAAGGATAGAATTCTCCGTTTACACCTTTGATGATATAGTCACCAATAGATGCTTCCATATCTCCCTCTAAGGTATGAATTACAAGGGTAGTTTCTTTGTTTTCAACGATTCCACCCATAAAATTGTCAATCTCAGACAAATTCTTACCATTCCACTGAATAGCTTCAATGGTAACTGGTTTCTTTCTGTACTTTTTAATCATATTACTTATATTTATGTCCTATAAGGACGGTTAGTTACTAAAGCTCGTCAAACTCTTTCTGAAATCTCTGTTTTGTTTCATTCAGTATCTGCTTGAGTTTGGTTTTAAACTCTTCATCACACTCTGAAAGCTCCCAAATAGCATCAGCAAGACTACTACGCATTGATTTTGGAGACATATTTAAGAGTTCATTTACTTTAGGAATTAAACTCTTGGCTAAGATATTTGCTCTTTCTAATTTGTCTATATTCATATTCTATCTATTTATGCCCGAAGGCGTTAATCACCAATTTTTCTGTCTTGATGAGTTATTATCTCACATTCATTTCCTCTACGATTCCAATAACCGCATTGGTAACATTTTCTTCCGTAGAAAGGACAACAGTAGTTTACTTGTGTTGCTACACTCATTACCTATACCTCCATTTCGTGATTAATACCAAGACCGAAGAGGAGGTGCTGTAAATCAGAGACACTATTGATACCACTACGTAATGGATAGATTCTCATATAAGCATTCCAAACATAACCAGTTTGGCTTGATAAGCCTACTTCTGCACCTTCTTCATTTGGAGACCAGTAGAATCCATGACTAAGTTTCCATCCATTCTTCTCTAGAATCTCTGGAGTGAGAGGAATCGGAGATACCTCATCATTATAAGTTTGAATCCAATCGTCTTTAGAAGAACATTGAAACCCTTTACCAATAAATACGACAAGACTATAGCAACCTTTTCTTCTTAAAAAAGTATTTGTTACGAAACCTATTTTTCCAGTAGCTTCTCCATATTCAATTTTTACTATATCTCCTGGAATATATTCTAATTTATCCATACGCTTTACTTTTTATTTACTATCTAGTTCTGACATAAAAGTTACTATAAAACCACAAATAGTAAGGAATGCAAATATGCCAATAACATCTTCCTTAAACAGAAAGTAGCTGTACACTTCTAACACTCCTATCAATAAATAAGTAATACTTACAAGAAGTAGCTTAAATACTTTCATATTATTATTCATTTAAAACGCAATTCTATAATCCTTTCCTTTCAGAGAAGGTTTCTTACTGAGAATGAACTTCTCTAATTCTTCAAAATCTATCGGGAAGAGCGCACAATATTTATACTTTAATGTGCAGACAAATCTTCCGTCGAGCATAACATCAAACACAAATGTTTTCATTGTTCACCTCCTTCCTGCTTTGGCAATATATCAGATAAATAAGCCCATTTGATGATTTGGCATCTGCTAATCGAATGTCTCCAAGATTCCTCATTCCAAAGAATGGATTCTTTAAATTGTAGATAAGCATCGTTATCAAAACCAAGGGTAATAATATCGCTCTTGGCTTTATCTGGCTCTTCTGTATTTGGATGCCACAAATCCTTCAAAGCCCGGTTATACCCACGCTGGAAGCCATATTCAAAGAAGGACCTTTCATTATCTGGCAAACGTCGTAGTATTGCTGCATCATCAAGTTGTGCTATCTTTTCTAAAACCTTTGTGTCTATCATACTTATTCCTCCTCTTTTGTTCCGTACTCCTGTTGTAACTTCTTGACCTCGTTCACGAACTTACTGACATCAATATCACAATCAATTACCTCTTGATGGTTTTTGATGGCATCTTCTATCAGATGGGTGCATTCTTCGGTGAAGCCACAGATACGATCACCTTCGATGGTGTAGAGATACTTGTGTGTGTTATAGTAAGCACACTGACAGAGAGATAAGCCCTCTGAGTTGAGGCGGTCCCGTACATCGGGATTGTTGATGCGAAGGACCACCATCTTGCCTTTACTAGAATAGTACTTGCGGTATTTGATGCGGTCTGCAACGACGATTGCTATAGCTACCAACCACAGGATAGATAGCACAATGATAACATCTGTTTGAATTGTATTCATAACTTTCATTTTTTATTGTTTGTTTATCTTAAGTCGGTCATTCTTCCAGGATTTTGAATGTTCAGTTCCTTGTTGACATCATGTAGGCTGACGGACGGCAATGTATGCGTATCGGGGTCTAAACCCTTCGACTTGCAGTAGTTTCGCCATGCCTCTATGCCATGAGGCTTCTTTGCATTCTCTATCGCTTTCAGACGCTCTTCTTCTTTTCTGCGCTCGTCCTCTACCCTTCCACGCTCCTTCAGCAGGTCTGCCTCGTAAGCTATCAATCCTCTCATAATATCTTGAGGATTGATGGTTTTACCGTTGTTGATGAGCTTGTTGTATTCGCCATTGGTGAAGGCTACGAAGAAGTAATCAAGTTCGGCAGGAGTTATGTAGAAATACTTTGTACAGATGCGCTGAGCAAGCAACTGAATCTGATAATCTGTTGCATTATCGTAGGCGCCCAGATAATAGAGAAGGTCAATCAGTCGTCCTGTTACCCATCCTACGAGGTCTCTGAGTCCACCACGTTTCTGAATATCCAACATGGTTTCCTTATTCTTCGTTATAGCCTCAGTTAAGGTTGCAGGACGCTGATAGTTTGCCTTATCCTTGATGATAGGCACTCGCGATGAGTCGGGCAGCGCGCTCTGAACGTTGGATATTCCGTTGTTGTTCATAATTTACAGGTGTTTCTATTTCGTCTTCCCATCTTTCACCATTCAGATAAGTGAGTGGATGCATGCGGAAGGGTATATTAGCATGAGGTACGATCGGGTCGGTCGGCTTGCGGGTCGATGCCACGTAAGCAGGAACGGCTGCCATGCAAGCTAATTTATCGGCTAGCTTTAGTCTGTTCCACTTTTCTTCTGCCTTTTTTCTACCTTTTTTATAAGAATAAGCTTCCCAAAACTCCTCAAATGTTGGAGCTGGCTCAGTTTGGATGATAGCTGAAGATTCTTCAACCTCCAAGTCTACCGTCTCCACTTCGGTATTGTTATTGAACAACTCAGAAGGCTTGTAATACTTACTCGTAAGCGCCCATCTTGCACCAGCTACAAAAGCATCTTGAAGTGGTTCGCTTTCCGAATATTTATTAGCCTCCGAATGGATTTCCTTTAACGTTTTCATAAGCTATATGATTTTGATGATTTATACCCAACCGGCACCAGAGTTCTCGAGTTCTCGCTTGCAATACTGCAAGCCTACCTGATCATCGGGTTCCGGAATCATGATACTGCGGACATTTGCGTAATCTATCACGTTTCGGATAACGCTGCTAGCCTCTGCTGTATTGAGGGAAGTGAGAGGCTTGTATTTGCGGTTGCCTGTCTTGTCTACATCATCGGTATAGAAGATGTAGCTGCAAACATTGCGCTGAATATCACGAAGCGTTTCGTAGAAGGTCTGCCCTAACTTTAGGGCGAGATAGCTAATCATGAAGTGAAGATAACTGGACTGCTTATCGGTCTGAATGGGGTGGAACTTCTTCAGTTCGATATTATACCCACATTCTTTGGCTTTTTGAACTTCCTTCACGATTCTCAGATAGTCGCGAGGATCATTAGGATTGTATACACTCATATTATTATAATTACATTAGATTGATTACTAAACCCTTGCAAGCATAGTCGGTTGGAACACCGAGGACCTGCTGGAATTTGTTTACGGCAACATCAGGGTTAAGATGGCGTGCTGAACCATGAATGAGGACGATGCGCTTGGCGGTATTGGCTGCCTTGCATTCGTTGAGATACTCGATAGAGTGAGCTAGACTCATGTGGGAAAGACGGATGCGGTCGGCTTGGCTGACTATCGTCTTGCCTTCGTTTACGGCTTTCTCTAGGAGAGAATCATCATAGTTGCATTCTGCCAAGAAGTACCGGCACCCTTGAACTACATTTTCCATATTGTAGCAATCGGTGAAAAACATCATGGTTCCCATTTCCGGATGATGAATGAGGAAAGAGAAACAAGGCACATCGTGTTCTACCTTCATCGGGGTGATACTGAAAGCACCTAGATGATAGGTCTGTTCTTTAATCATACCTTTTACTCCCTTGCATTTCTCGGATAGCTCTTCGGTAGAGTAAGCATCGATTCCTGCTTTGAGAAAGTCTTTGGCATTTTTTGCATGATCGCCTTTCAGCCGTGGGAGTGACTTATAATCACTCCCACGCATTTTGATGTTTTGAGGTTTGCAACTTTCTTTACTTCCTGCAACGGACGACCTGCCTCTATACAGAGCTGCTGACCATTACTAGCCTCCAGTACGTAGGCACTGCCAAGACTATTGCTATTTACGACTATTAACTTCATACTTAACTTTCTACTACAATACGACTCTCAAATGACAATGATGGAAAGTAACTACTCATTTACAACTTCCCAATCGTCTGCAAATACATCACTAGACGATGGCACCCAAGAATCTGCTCTGCCATCTGGATTGATGATAAGCATCTGATTGGTGTAGTCAATTTTAGGATTCTCACGCTTCATCAGAATGTCCTTAGCAATCTGTGGCAATGACTGCATCTTAGGAATGATGTCACCTGTAATGTGTGAAGGAACCTGCTTCACGATAAACAACCCCTTACCATTCCATCCCTTGCGTCTTACCGCAAGACCTGCCTTCAATAAGTCAATAGCACCACCGAAGTTAACAGAGCCTACTTCACGATAGGCTTTCTCAAACACACTCTTAGGAGACCAAGACTTATATCCGTTCTCATACTCTACCAAATAGCCATTTTCCTCAATGGCTGATTGTGTAAGTTCTCTACCAAGCACTTTCTGTGCTTCTGTCATAGTCATAGGCTCTGCCATAATAACCTTTGTTCCAATATACTTTTTCATAAAAAAACTTATTTTTATTTTAACTCAAACTAAACTTTTGAGCCTGTTGTGGCTGCTCATCATGTACTTCTTCGGCATTCACTACTTCGCCTGTATCAGCATTGACCGTAATAACGTTCTTTGCCTCGGCGAACTCCTCATCACGCTGAACGATGGCAGAAGGAGCCTCATCAAGGTTTGTGATGTCATTTGATTCGATAGAGAGTTCTCCCCACTTCGACAGGAGTCTTCTGAGAACAGTCTTAATGGCCATACTTTCGAAGTTGGAATACCATCCTACGCCTTCGCCACTTCCGTTGGCAGCCTGCTTGAGAGCCATTTCCTTCAGCTTCTCAGCATCAACCTTTTCGCTGAACTTAACGGTAGGACTATACTGCTTTGCGTAGCGGCATACCTCATCAAGTGTCATATAGAGAAGTTTGGTAAGACCATCCTTCTTCTTGAAGTAGGCGAAGTAACCGATTGGAGTATTTGAAATCTGAGCACCCGAAAGGTCAAGCTTTCCTGTAACCTTGTCGTAATGGTTGAACTCACCTTCGTATACTACATCAGCGTTGATTGTCTCGTACTTGCCGGTGCGCATAGCCAACTGGAGATAACCCTTCGTACCGATAACGAGCGTAGGAGTCATTACTCCTTTGTTCTTGAACGGAAGGAGATATGCCTGTCCCAGCTGCTTATTGAGAGGCAAGCGAAGGGAGGCTGCTTTCAGAGCCTCAGCCATCAAGTCATTCGGTTTGCACTGGAGCAACTTTTCATCGGATGAAAAGATTTCCATAAGTGAGGTGCAAAAAGCACCTTTATTCTCCTTAAGTGAACTCTGCAACAGGCTTTGGTAATAACTATTATTCATTACCGCCTGAAAATTCTTAACTGCTACTGCCTTCTGAGAAGGCTGTGCCTTTGCTACTGCTGTTTCTGCCATGATTTTTATTTACTTATATGTTTGATTAATTCCTCTTTTGTCTTAAACACTTCGCTTTCTTTCCTTGTTGGGAAAACTGCGAACTTATACTGAATAGAGCAAGGTGCCTCGCCTATCTGCTGAAAGAATACGCCAACGATGTTTGCATGTCGGATTTTGTACCCATCGAGCAGATAGACTGCATCACCTATATCGAACTTAGTCTTGATTTGCATGATGCGTTTCAATCCATTGTGGCACGAGCGAAACACTCAACCTTTAGTTTATCATCCTTCGATACTACCAGACGGATTTGCTGACCGCCTGTACTGAGCGGATGGTTAACACTTTCGCATTCATCGAGCACGACAGGAACCGATACATCATAGAACTGCCCGATAGTGCGCGCGATGTCGATTCCGGCATTCACCTTGGCAGCACCATTGAGGCGGATGTAAGGCACACCATTGTGATAACATTCGCAATAAGGTTTCTTCTCACCATCGAGTTTTGGAAGGAACAGACTCCATTTTACGAAACGGAAGTGCTGATTGACCTTATCTTCGAGAGCCTTGCAAGACAACTGATAGAACTCGTTGGTGATGTTGAGTTTATCATCAATATCATCAAGCTGCTCCTGGAAGATGGCTTTATCCTTCTGTGCTGCTTCGATATGAGTCATTGTGTTGTCGTAAGATGCTTTTGAGGCAAGGAGTTCGAGGACTTCATTATACCTGTCGGAAAGCGGCTTTCGCTCTTCATCGAGTGATTGAAGTAACTTGTCGTTATCCTCATTGCTATCTGATGGTTTGTCGAGTTCTGCCTGCAACTCACCAATCTCTTTCACAACCTGCTGATACTCTTCTTTTGAGGAAAGTATCTGCTCGTATGTGCGTGGAACATCAGCATCAACTTCTGCCTTATGCTTTTCGGCATCTTTGAGCGCCTGATGAGCCTTGACGAGTTGGTTTGTGGTGGTCTGACGATCATCATTCAGTTTATCCAACTCTTTGTTGAGTTCGGTGTATGCGCTTTGGAGTTTGGCAAACTCATTGTTGAGTTCCTTCATATCCTCTGCCTTGCGAGAGTTGAACAGGCTCTGAGATTGCTGTTTGAGGAACTGAACCTCACCGAGAGGGAGAGCTTGACCGCAATGAGGACAAAAGCCTTCCTTATCATCCCATTCCCAAGTGCGCTTGGCAATCTCATCGCTACGTTTGTTTAAGTCGCTAACCTTTTTCTTACAATCTTCAATCTGAGCGTTTATCTGAACCTCTGTGGCAGGATAGCTACTCATGACTGCTTTGAGGTTATCAATCGTAGATTCTGCCTTATTGAAGGCTGCGTTGGCGTTGAGAATATCGCTTTGGTGCTTGGTCATGTTATCGGTAGACTCCTTGTATGCGCCCTGCTCCATCATCCGTTTGCGTTTTTCAGCAAATTCAATTTTCTTACGGATTCCGTCAAGTCGAACCCTGTCTGCTCCACCGGTGCGAATCTGCTGAATCTTGTTGCCTATCTCTGCCAACTTTTCTTGCAGCTCATCCCCTTCTGTACCCAAGGCCTTCCAATCCTGCTTTGGTGGAAGGGTCTTGTCGAGTTCGGCAAGTCTGATAGGAACCGCATCGAGTTCCTTCTGAACTTCTGTACGCTTGTGCTTGAGGTGGTGAAGGATGGCATCAATATCTTTCTGTTTGAGGAGTTCAACAAGATAATCATACTTCTCTTCGCCCTTCGTGATGTCTTCGACTGAAATATCACCTGCCAAAGACTGAAGGAATGCACGCTGATTCTGCCAAGTCATGCCAAGGAACAGATTAGGACAGATGCACCACGAAAATGGGTCTTCTTGGAAGATTCCGTCAACTACGTTGCTGAAATCTCCGTGGGTAGTCAATTCTCCATCAACATAGTACTTGAAGGTGTTGGTGCATTTATCACCTTTCCACTTGTCGGTCAGAACTCGTTTGAACGAGATTTCATCACCATCTACCAACATAACCAACTCGGATGAATGCTCTATCTCCTTGATAATATTATGATTCTCATCGAAGGTTTTGATGTCGAGCTGCATGCCGTTGGTATCAGTACCGAACAATGTGTACATGATGGCGTTGCCGATAGTGCTCTTTCCTCTTCCGTTGTCTCCCGAGATAACGGTTAAGTCTTCTCCAAAATCGAAGACTCCGGCACGGATGCCACAGAAATTGTGCAGTTTAAGTGTCTTGAATAGGATTTTCTTCATTTTTATCTTTGTTTAAAGTTTCTTCTTTTTCTCTCAGTTCCTTATCGTATTCCTCGAATGCTCTTGCAGTAGCGTAGGTGAACTGGTCGCTATTTCGCATTGCATTCAAGATAAGGTTTTTGAGGTCTTCGGGCGATGCGTGCATGAATGCGTATGCCTTCGGAATGGTTCTGTCACCCATGAGGACGATGCAACGGAAATGCTTTGCCTCATCCCCCATTTTATCAACTATATCAAGTACCTTCTTGATATGATTGAAGAAATTCTGTCTGATATTCTTTTTCATGATTTCGTTTTTTAAAAACCTGCCTATCCTCACGGACGAGCAGGATAAAATAAATTCAAATTTATGAAAAATAACGCTAAAAACTAATTCTTATCTGTTGATCCTAAACCGCTACGAGTGCCGGTTACCTTGCCAAGTTCCAAGTTAGTATCTGGAACGTAAGTGAAGGCGCCTTGGCAGATGCGTAGGGAATAAGGGATGATAAACTTGAAACCGAGCATACGCATGATGCGATGCTTTAACCTCCATCTGCCCGACTTGACGATAGCATGGACTTCTTCGCCATAGCCGCAATCAATCAAACCGAGAATCACATCAAGGTTTGCTCTAACCTTGCCTAGATAGTAGCCATGTAGGAGCCATGAAGGGAAATAAACATCTAACAACATTCCTTTGCCCGACATACCACTACGTGGCTGAATCAGCATCTTCATATTTGAAGGAAGTTGTATCTTGAACCCGAGCGGAACGTAAAAGCGTTTGTTTGGAATTACTTCCGTGTCCTTGCTGCAATGAAGGTCGTAAGCGGCATCCGTCTCGTACGACTTCGTAGGGAAACACCCATGTGTTACCAATTCTACATTGATTTTTGTACCTGATTTACTCATTATTTTTATCTTTAAATTCTTTTATTACTTCTGCTACAATACTGTGTCCTTTAATTCCTAAGACTAATCTGATTTTTCGAAGGCTCATACCTTCTGAATGCAATTTTAGTATTTCATCCTTATAAAGTACTTTCTGCGGGATTGACTTTTCTACTTTAGGTATTGTCATTAAACCCTTTTCAATAAGTCTCCTAGAGCGTTCGGATCTTCCGAACACAAGAGAACTGACATAAGTTCTTGAAGTACCAAACCTTTCTGCAATACTCTTTAAAGATATGCCATTTTTGAAGGATTCATTCATGGATATTATCTCATCATCAGAAAACTTCATCTTTAAGTCTTTCTCTAAAGATTGATTAGTGTACTCGGTTCTGCATCTACCATGTACTAACCTACAAACAAAGGCACTTGTTACGCCATACTTTGATGCTAAATTAGCTTGTTTTATCCCTTTCTTGTAGTCCTCGAAGATTTTTACAGCTAAATCATCAGAGATTTTTCTGTTTCGCTTTGCAGCGGCTCTAGCCTTTTCGGAATAATGGTAATGACCAGCATCACGACTATATTTATTATTGTACTCCTGTGTACACCACTCCAAATTTTCTACACAATTATTCTGAGTATTGAAGTCTTTGTGATTTATCGTTTCGTAGTTGTTTGGATTCGAAATGAATGCTATGGCAACAAGACGATGAACTAAGAAAGGAAAGTCATTTCCATCTTTTCTTAAACGAATCCTCAAATACCCATCTTTAAGTGGCTGAGGAATCATAATTATGCCCGTTCTGCAAGAACGAACACGCCCAAGATTACTGACCTTATATAGTCCTTCAAAACCAACAATATCCATCCAAACCTCACCTTGTAAGTCTGGTTGTCTCTCCAAATTTCGGCTCACTACTTTCTGATTGTTCCTACGGCAAACACATCTTTTGCAAGTATGTATTTTACCATAAAAATCTGTCATCGGCTTAGCTTTGCCACAAACCTTACATACTCTTAGACCATTCGTCATAATGCTTCTCCTTTTTTAGCCGTTCAACTTCCTTTTTGTAGAACTCGATGAGTTCTTGCAGCTCGAAAAGAGACCAATTCTTGACTTGGCGATGTTTCCATTCTAGCAGTTCCATCTTCTTTGGACCAAGTTTCTTTTCTAGATACTTGCCCAAGTATATCAGATGAGAGCTGTTGAATCTGTTATCATATTGGCATTCGATAGTCACGTTGTCCGGATCAAATCTCGTTGCCATGTGAATGCGCCCCCAATAATGGCTTGCGTCGCCTTTTGAGAAAGGTAAGATACGCCTACAAGTTGGGCATTGAAACACGCCTTCATCGTTTACGTCACGAAGTCTTATGTAGAGTGAAAACCATCTGTCGAGCCTCTTAATAAGTGCTGGCTTACTAAGTCCGGCTTTCGCCTTCTTCTTTTCCTGTTCCTTCTTGGCTTTATCCCAAGGAGTCTTCTTTATAGGTGTCCTCTTGAGAGGAGTTTTTCTTTTTAAACCCATATTGCATGTAATTATCATTTGTAAAGTTTGAATACTCGCCCTCGGGCTTTCCGATGTCTGAGGACACATTTTTAATTTTAGAGTTGAGGATATTTATTTTCCTCAGCTTTGACTCGAAGATTCCTAGGGGTGCCCAAGGGTTTCTTTCGAGTTCTCTGTATATTTCGAGAACCTTTCTCCGGTACTTTCGGAGAGTAGGTTCGGATAAATCTATCATAAGCCATTGATTTTGAAGTTTAAGAAAAACCTGCCTATCCTCACAGACGAGCAGGAAGTTTAATTTAAAAGTTTTTCTTTGTACAATGAAGTCGCTGCCGCTGCAGCGAATAATCATACACAACAAACAAATACGTAATAGTCCACCTGTAGGATTCGGACCCAACTTCCCGATTTGATAAGAATGTATTAAGGATTTACACAAAACAGTTTCGGGCGTGCTAACCAATTACACCATCGGTGGATAACGGCATCATGCGCTACCATGAATTTAAGAGCCATGCTCACCGCTTTAGCTATCAGTCAGTAAAGACTGATGCTCGGGGATCCCCTTATAATGACTTAACACTATTCGACTTTACACTTTTCCAATATGTCAAAGAACTTATGTCCAAAAAGGGCAATGGGATTGTTCCGGAAATCGCTATATATAATAAGGTATAAAACGAAAGGTGCTGGTAGAATGCTCGACCACAACATTTCCTTCTGGTTCGTGGCGCATGAATTCAACGCAAACAACTTATATTGCCACTGGGTCTATACCGCTCCACACCTAACGATTTCAAGAAACATTATAATAACAATATCCAAAACTATTTTGGGGATTCGAGGTGAGTTGAACGCCTTTGCTCGGGTTGTTTCCCCGCTCACTCCGAGTGAGCTAGCTCGATTCCCATGTATCACTCCTATGCTCACGCACAAGAGTGAATTGATAGTTTACAAATAAGAAAAAGAACCTTTCTTAAGCAATCGTTTAACTCTATGCTCACGCATATCCAATTTAAAACGCATTTTGTATTAATAACTAATCTAAAAGTTCAACAGCCAAATATTTCACACATTTACACACTCACTAGTTGTGGCACCTTAACAGGCTCTGCTCCGTAGCGATTCAGAGCACAGGAACGAATGTCCTGAGCCTGTTGGCTATTACTCCGGTAAGCAAGAGCATTGTAGACAGTAGTCTTGCCACAACCAAAAATTTTCATGATTTTAGGAATTTTATCTTTATCAATCAATATTTTTTCTATTTTTACGACTTTATTCATATTATTTTTTGTATATTTGCACCATAAATCTGTTTAGAACGAGTTTTAATCTCGTTTACGGATGCAAAGATACATGTTTGTAGACAAATATCCAAGGATATATGCATTAATTTATAGTTAATTTACGTATTTACACATTTATAAACACTATCAGTATGGAAGGATTAAGAGATAGAATCAACGAGATAAAAGACCATTACAGGCTGTCTAACAGAGGGTTTGCTGACGCTATCGGAGCAAAACCTGCTGCTACGAACAACTATCTTAACGGAACAAAGGAGCCTTCGATGGAGTTTATAGACAGAATACTGACTACATACGTAGACATATCAGCAGATTGGCTACTTTGTGGCAGAGGCAGTATGTTTTACGATGCAGACAAGCAGACGGACGAAAAACTGCTGAAAGAACTAGCAGAAACAAAAGTAAAGTTGCTAGTACAGGAAGGAGTGGTTAAGGAGTTAAAGCAAATCATCAGCGAGAAGATTGCTGAAAGAGACAAAAGCCTTGTCGGCTGATACGATAAAGGGGAGCCTTCTTTGCGAAGGCTCCCCTTATTGTT